GTGTTCCAGTATTGAGATTTACAGGTACGCGATCCGCACCGTTTTGGATCTTTGATGAGGGAAGTCCATGAATACCCACAGCGATCGCAGACGCAAGCCCAGGCGTTAATCTTCTTTAGTGTTTGCATGGTTCTTTGATAGTTGAAAGTCGTTCAGGGCTAACCGCAGTCAGCCCTCAAAGATTCACTTACCAAGTGGTCTTTGCTCCGTCGTTAAACTTGAATGTAATGGACTTCTGCGTAGGCTTTCATCATTCCGGCGCACGAACTCTCAGCGGCAGCTTTGGTGTCATGGTGACTGGTCGTCATCGCGCAATCGTCTACCAGCGTTTCCGCTCGCCACGAGTTGCGCCGCCGAGTACGGCTGATGCGCGTAATTTGACTTGAAATGATTGGCCGATAGCCTTCTACTCTTGGTCGATCTGAACTCCACGGCCTTGCTAGTAGGGACGTGTTTAGCATTTGGGTTGCTCCTGTTCTTTGACAATCTAAAAGTTGAAAAGGGTGGCCGCTCTGAGCTATTACGCTCACGCCTTAGCGCCGGAGACGGAAGCGGCCAGAAGTCGTTAGTCGCCGTAATAGAACTGCTCACAATAGGTCTGTAGAGCTTCGCTACCGTTGGCAGGGAAGTATTCAGTCCACGGCGTACCCCAGTCCTGATGTTGAATGCGCGGGCGTGACGGCGATCCGCGATCTAGATCGCCTATGATTCGCACGGCTGGCCCGCCAGTGCATAGCAATATCTCGAACTCGACGGGCGTGGCCAAGTCATCAGAACCAGGATCGCCCCAGTCGCCGCGCACCTGAACGGACAGCGGGTCTTCCTGAATGGTTTGGCGTGCGCCGTCTTCGTCAAACTCGAAGTCGTCAGGATCAATCGTTTCGTCCGTAATGAACTCAGCGACTGCTTCGCGCAAGTCTTCGTCTGAGTCGTTTTCTTGGTCGTAATCAAGCTCGTTGTCGGTGAGCAATTTAACGCACTCTTCGCGGGTCAAATCTTTAACGTAGATGTCGGCCGCACCTTCGCGGGTCAACGCTGCAACCATTTCGATGATTGATTCAAACTGAGCCTTTGCTTGCTGTTCACTGTGGCTTTCGTCTCTCTCTTTGATTTGTGCTGACATGATTTCGTCTCCTATGTTTCCCTTCTCAGATACCGCTGAGAATCGGTTAGCCGTAATTGGCTATCGCTTCAGATTGAATCCAAGCGCGGCTATCAATCTCTCGGACTGACAGCCGGACCGGGATCGTTGAATCCTAATCGCAAATCCATCGGCCACTTTTGAGTCGCAATCGGAACTTGCGCGAGTCCTCAACGCGATAGAACGTAAAAGCGCCCCTGCGTGGGAACTCGGCCGACACTGAACACTTAGCGTAAGCAGAGCGAGCCGTGTTCGACGTGCAAACCCAACGCACCGCTTCCATAACGCGGTCAAGGTAAAACCCGGGGACGTTAGCGCGCTGGATGGCCTGCTTGGCTTCGGCTGAATCTAGAGGGTCGCTTGGAAATCTGAATCTCATTTGTTCTGTGCCTTTCTTCTACTAGCGCATCCTACTCCGGCGGGAGAAGGAAGTCAAGGGCAAATCAAATAAACTTCTGTCAATGTGACTTAACAACTCTTAAGGTGGTAATCTTCAGGTTATGAACGGTGGCCCTCTTGACGAATTCGGATTGACCCTCAAGCAGCGCAAGTTCTGCCTGGCTTATGTCGGAGAAGCTAACGGAAATGCTACTCAGGCCGCTAGAATTGCCGGCTATAGCGGCAACGACGACACGCTTAAACAAATGGCATCGGAGAACCTTGCCAAACATTACGTATCTGACGCGATTGACAAGCTGAAAGCTGAAGCTGAAAAGGAATTGTGCAGTAAAATCACAGATATTCACATGGATGCGGCGGAAGTCCGCTCTAATTTGTCTCTGCTGGCGCGGTCTGCAGAAAAAGATGCAGATCGAATCCGCGCAACCGAGCTGATGGGCCGTATTTTGGGTGAATTCCCGAATAAGATCGAGTTGTCAAACGAGGAATTGACCGCGATGATTGCTCGCGCGTCGTCACAGTTTCCGGATCACGTTCCACTTCCGCCAACCTTCGGCGCGAGTGATGAAGAACCGCCAGCAAGTTAGCCACGACCGCGAATTCTGGTCATAAATGCGATTATCAGACGCACGTTAAAACCTTAAGTCGTTGATACTGGCGCACTTATCGCACGAGCATTAATCTGCGAAATGTCGATTATGTTAAAACCGCAAGATGTAGCGGTCGATGTGCACGCAAGGCAAGCCCAGAGCGAGCGCGAGAGCTGGCCGCAAAGGGTAGTAAACCACCAGAGATAGCCAAGGCCTTTGGTGTCAGTGTGCGCAGCGTTACGCGGTACTCACAGGCATAGCCCCCCCTCTTTTTCTCAGCCATTCACACACAGAGACGACCCCCGGCACCCCCAGGGGTATGCGATCAACGAGGCCGGGCCGGGTATCTCTTACCGGACGGTGCGGGGTACTCCATCTCCCCGAGCGAGAGATATCCCATACGCCCGTAAACCTGTAGAGGTTGGTTGTAACCTGTAGAGGTTTCGGGTATAGTGGGTTAGTGCCGAAGAAGCCTGCGGATAAGTTACGAGTGCCGTTGAACTGTCTGATTTCGCCAGTGACGAAGGAAGCGATCACGGGTTTGCAAAATGGGACGAAGGAGTCTCAGGGTGAGATTGTAGATCGGGCGATTGCGTTGTTGGTGTTTGGGGAGGAAGTGAGTGCGATTGAGATTCCGGTGGCCAAGCCGAGTAAGAGTCTGGACTCGCGCAAGGCGTGGGATGCGGCCGTGCTGGGCGAGAGGCCGCCGCTTGAGCCTGGGGTCATAACGGACTTGGATGCGGTTTCGGAGAATCGTGGAAAGGCGACGGTGGAGACTTGGCGCACAGGTCGTAAGCCATTGCTGAAGCCGTCAGAGAGGAAGAAGTGAACATGGCGAACTCAAAAGCCGATCAGATATGCGACCTCTTTCTGGAATTGGAGTCTATGGGTATCTTTGATTCCGAGGTTGTTGAGTCAACCAGAGAAGCAATCAAAGATCGCATTAATAAGATTCTGAGCGAGCCAATCAAAGAGGCGTCACAGCAACCCACCAGTTAATGTAATATCCCTCTCGTGGCAAAACCTGTTCTTGAATTAGGTCCAGACTGGCGTAAGTGGCCGAAGGTCGCCAGGGATGTTTATCTCAAGATGTGGGCGAATGCCCCACAAGTCCGTCCCGAAGAAATCCACGATCTAATCAAGCAAGGCTGGCGTGCATGGTATGCGCATTTGTTTGGGCAGTCCTTTGTTGATGTGTTGGATTCAGCGGAGACGGATGATAAGCACCATTCTGAGGCGATTGAGTGGCACTGGGAAGCAAGGCTGGCTTTGTTACGTGGCGGGCGCCCGCCGAACGATTGGTTTGCTTACTTCCCTACATGGGCTCGTGGTCACATGAAAAGTACCGTGGCAGAGCGGATGGTGGTTACTGACGCTGGCTTATCAGTAGCTTTCAAACAACCTGGATTTGCCCTTTACATTGGCCGTGAGAAAACAAAGATCCAAGAATCAGTTAGCAACATTGAGTTCTTGTTATCGAGTCCTCCGGTGCGGCGCATGTTCCCCTCTCTGAGCACGGTCAAGCGCAATGAAATAACTAATCAGAAAAAACAGTGGACGGGAACTTACGTCTATACCGCGGCGGATTACGTGATCAAGGGCGGAACGATCGAATCTGCTCAGGCCGGCGCAAGGGCCGGGGAGACAAGGCCAACCTTTCAACTTCCCGATGACGTGGATAGTCGTGCTGATTCTCCGGTCGAAAGCGACAATATTCTCCGGGCGTTGACCACCGAGATTCTTCCGATGCGCCAGGCTAACACGCTGACTTTCTGGGCGCAGAACCTCATCTCGCGCTACACCGCTCGCTACAGAATAGAAACCCAGCAAGTCCGCGTGCTGACCAACCGAAAACCCGCCGTCAGAGTTCCGGCCGTAAGAGGCTTAATGACGGAACCTCGAACGATAGATGGCTTCATTCGTGATGTTGTGGTGGCCGGAAGAAGCACTTGGCGCGGATGGAATCGAGATCGAATTCAAGACGAAATCAACGCGATGGGCCTTCCGGCCTTTCTCTCAGAATGCCAACACGAGGTAGAGCAATCTCGCGAAGGCTTGGTCTTACAGTTCTGGGATGACGATGTTCACGTAATTTCACGAAGCCAGTTTGAGCGAATGTTTGGGACTCGTGATCTTCCGCGCTACTGGACAAAGTACGTTTATAACGATTGGGCCAGAACAAAAACGAAGTATCACGCAAACGTCTGTGGGACGGTCACGGTTAGCCCTCAGAATACTCGACTGCCAGGGTGCGTTTTTGTATTCAATCCGATGAGTTTTAATGCCGGAACCTCGCCGGAAGATGTTGCCCTCCGACTTTTGAAAACCATCTCGCCCTTAACTCTCACGGGACACTCGTGGGATGAAGTGGTTAAGAGCACGCTGGATCGAAAGCACCTTGAACGGTACGTGACCGACACGACCAGATTAATTGAGCAACGCCGGGTCTTGCTGGCAGATGTAATCCCTAAATTCGTCGCCCCGGTAATCAGAGCGCAGAACTATCAAGTGTTCCGTTGTTCCCATGAACGTACAGATGTGCAGAAAGTAATGCGCAATGTCTTTGGCCTTCCCGTCCAAGGCATAAACCCCGGATCAGATGGCGGCGTAGACACGCTGAATCTTTTACAACGAGTAGATTATTCTTTGGCCCATCCGATTATTCCGGGGAAGAAAGGGTACACACGGTTCTTTTTAGTGGTCGAAGATGATATTACCCGTCCATGCGTGATCGATATGCAGCCCGTGACCTATGGCGACGGGAAGATTGTTTATGAGCCAATGCCGTATCGAGAGACGTTAAGCCCCGATGAACTTCACGATGCGGACTTGTTCAGGTATCAATGTCGTAATTGGCGGTTGCGCGATCCGTACATGACCTCGAAGGGCGAGATCGAGGGCGACCTTCTGAAGATGAACGACGATCACGGGAATGGCCTGATGATGCTGTTCTATGACGGATGCGTGCAGGCTGTCCCGTTGACTGGTGAAGAGCGTATGGATGCAATGGTGCCGCCAGGGTATCGGAAAGAAGAACTCGCTCAACGTACCGACATGGACTCAATGCAAAAGGCGATGACTCAATGGTGGGTGGAGCGGGAGATCAGAAAGCAATTGAAACCAAAAGAGGTCGCTACGGACGACTATGGACAGCCTCTTAACTGAAAGGGAAACATGCCAGGATTTGAACCGACGAAAGAGGAAATCGCACTTGACCGCTGGATGCACGCACCTGATTGGCGGCTAGTTCGTGCCTGTCGCAGCGCGCGCCGATGGCTGGGCTTAGGCTGTCGAGCGATACCGTGGAAGAATGCGTTGCCGAGCTTTACTTGCGCACGCTCGCGAAAGCATTCAGGCCAGCACGTTGCGAAAACTCTGAACGGCCCGATAGCGTGGGATGCTCAATGGTACATGCCGCCACACGAAGGGCTCGTGCGCGAACCGTCCGAGACGAGGATGCGCCTAGTGATTGATAGTCGTCTCAGCCTCGACTCGATGGTGTTCACTCACCATCTCGGGGTTCACACGGAAGAAGAACACTCTGAACATTTGGATTTTGCGGTTGAGTTAGATTGCGTTTTTATAGGTAGCGGACTCTACGCCACGCGCACGGTGTTCCTTAGCGATGAAACGGCAGACGCTCTCGCGGGGAAGCGGAAGCCAAGAGGCGGACGATCCGCTTAACTAAAAGGTTAAATCCAATGAGAATCTACAAAGGCGGTACGGTAGTTTTCGACTATCGGAAGGACGGCTCATGTCGTGTTTACCGCGAACGCTGGTATCACAAAATCCGCACTGCGTTCTTCACCCTGCTCTGGCGGCTGGGCTGGTGGGGATAGTCCGAAACTTAACTACGGGATAGGTATTAATATATTCAGCCGTGCCCGCAAAGAGCCGAGACCAAAGAATTGCAATGAGCATAGCCGAGCACGCGCCCGGCAAGCTCTACGCGCGTAATCGCGGGATGTTAAAGATGTCGCATTCTCAATTACACGACTTTGCGGCAACGAAGGAAGGCGGACCACCAGAGAAGGCTCCGCATTCACTATTGAAACGATTCAAACCACCGAAGAGAGGTAAATAATTATGGCAAGTCAGGGAGCAGTTCTACACGCCGAGTATGAGGAACAGTCCGCGATGAACGGTTACGGCGTTCGACGCGCTGGCGTGATTGGTATTATCACAGATGCGCAGGTTGTGGCCGCAACGTCGGCCGAAGACCTTGAGGTGATTGTTGAGGCGGGCTTGCCGGGGACGATCCACAGCGAGTACGAAGTCGAGCAGTTTAACACTGATCGGGCCTTAAAGTTTGGTGATGCGCTGGGCGATTTCAGCGACACGAGAGTTGCGGCAGCAACCGGATATGAGGATTTGGCCGAGAAGACCGAGGCAGCATCGGAAACCGACCTGGCTCATCACGGCCCGCAACTTTTCTAAGGAGGCAATATGACGAATCTTGATCTTGCTATCGCGGCATGGAGCGCCGTGCGTAAATCTGACGATGCCGTATGGATCGCTTTGCCAATGGGCATCAAGGCAAAACTGACTGACCTCGCGGGAAAATATCGCAACGGGGCAAAAGTCGCTGAAGGTGATTATCCACCGGAAGGATTTGCAGAGAAGTGCGTGGAGTTGGCTTCGCGGCAGGAATTCTTCGTAGTCGGTGCTGGTGATGGAAGTGCGCCAGAATTGGTTTCCGCAGGTGAGGGAAAGGTTCAGACCGGAATCGAACACGAAGACACTCAGATTCCATCGCCTAACCCTGAAGATGTTGATCCGCTGAAGAGCGACATCGAGGAAGCCGAGTCGCCAAAGGGTAAACTTCCCGCCGACTTTCCTTCTCACGACTTACTTCACGATGCGGGAATCAATACCTACGGCCAACTGATCAAACAGCGTGACTCCGAGGAAGGACTGGAGGGCGTGGACGGTATCGGGCCAGCACTGGCAAAGAAGATCGAAGAGGCGCTGAACGAATGAACCGCTGGTTTCTTGTTCGGCTAAACGCCATGCGCCGTGCTCGTAACAAAGCGCGGAAAGAACTTCAAGCGGAGCGTAAGTACGCGCTCGCGCTCGAAGCCCAACTCGAAGGTGAGAAGGCGCGAAACCAAGAGCGTGAAGATACGCTGACCAACATCGTTCCGCACGTGCTCGGAGTCTTTGGGCCGCGCGTAAGAGATGGTCGAGCGCAACCGATAGTCCCACCACGAAGAAAGATAGGGCAGCGGCTATCACCTGCTGATCCGTGGTCACTGCTGACCGAAGAAGAACGTGCCGAGTTCCAGACGTATTTAGCCGATGCCGATCCAAGCGGCACAAATGTTTCCACCGTAAGGCGTGAGTTCCTGCAAATGATTGAAATGCGCCGCCGCGAAGAAGGCATTGACGTAATGTAGTCCGTGTTAGAGTCCCGAATGTGGCAGAAACAAATCTCAATTCCCTTTCACCACTCCTTGCTCGCGCCGGGGCCAATCTCGCATTAGCCAAGCCCATTTTAGACCTTCGCGATGGGCAGAAAAAACAGCAATCCAAAATCCATGAGGCCGTTCGGAAACTCTACCTTGCCAAGCTAAAAGAAGAACAAGCGACTTGGGATGCGTGGATTTCGTGGAAGAGTTTAATCATCCACTACTGCCGCGGTGATTACATCCTTCAGAAGAACCCTCGCACTCCGGGCTACTACGTTCGCCCCGTAGCTGATGCTGCAAATCGGCAAAAATCCGCCAATCTAATTAACACCTATCGGCACATGTGCCTGTCGAAGATTACCTCGACCCAGCCGAACGTGAGGATAGGCCCGGGCGATGACGATCCTCGTTCAATTGCTTCGGCCCAGAACGCTCGCCCAGTGATCGATTACTGGGAATCGCAATTCTACAAAGCGAGATACAGCCAAAGGTCGGGACTCCATAAGTTGAACGCAGGAATCTCCATTACGCGAGTACGTTGGAATCCGTTGGCTCAGGGACCAGCTGCGCCGCGATACAGCATTGAAGATGGCGACGATTTTCAGCTTGGCGGTGGGCATGGTGAGTGTCTTGACTGTGATCGTCAAGGTGAAGCAGCGGAGTTTCAGAATCCCGATCTTGAATATGGTGGTCAGTGTCCGAAGTGTGGAAGTAACGCAGTAGATGTATCGCCCCCGGCTAAGGCTCCGATGGCCAAGATCGGCATGGCAGGCGTGGAGAATTTTGGGGCACCAGAAATCAGCTTAATTCCATTGGAAGGTTGTCGATGGGATTTAACTAAAGACTTTGAAGAATCTGATTGGGGAATCATTCGACATCGCATTACACCGGGTGACATTAAGATACTGTTAGGCGATGCCATTCTGCCCGACACTGAAAGTTCGGATCTCCGAGGCTTACAGCAGTTGCACAATCTCGCTTATCCGGGCAACGCAGTCGAAGGAGCGAAACGGGTCTATGACAAGTCTCCAACCGTGTGCGAGTTCTGGGTATCACCAAACAACCTCGCAGAACTGGAAACCGAAGGCGGTAAGACATTAGACGGCGAAGACCTTCCTCCGGGCCGTCTCGATAAAGTCTATGGGAGCAAGCCAGTTTGCTTTGTTGGCCTGAATGATATGTCGCTGATTATCGGGACGTATCATGAGCATACTGGCAGAGAACAACTTGTAACGGGTCAGTGGCAAGTAGAAGCCGATTCAGGGGCAGGCCGAGGGATTCAAGACGCCACCGCAACGCAAAGACGCTACAGCCGATGGGATGGGCATATCGATCAGGGGTTGGCAGCAACTGCAACTCCGGGTGTGGGAATTGACAAGAGACTGCTTGACGATGATCAGTCAGGACATGTTTTTAAGCCGGGCACCACAGTCAAACTGAATCTCACCCAGATGCCGCCGGATTTCAATTTGAGCAAAGCTCTATACGTGTTTCAGCCGGGTTCGATCAACAACCAGGCCATTGAGTACGGTCAGAGACATTTGATGGACATGTTTCAGCTCCAAACATTCAATCTGGAATTTTCTGACAATTTGATGAATGTCGATCCGCGGACACTAGGCGGTTCACAACTAGCCTCTAATTTAGCAAACTCGTTGTATGGCCCGGTGGGACAGATTATCGGTGAAGAGCGGGTTTCGATTGCAGAGAAGATTTACAAGCTCGTCAAGCGATACGATCCGGTTGGCAGGTTCTATCCCGGCAAGAACGGTTCACGGGGTCGAACAGTTTCAGGGAAAGACCTGGAAGGGAGCTTGATCTTTGAGTTAGTAGAAGATTCGATCATACCAACGACTCCATACACTCGCCGGCAGGATTTAGGTTCGTTTGTTACCTCGATGGGGGGTATAACAGAAATCGCAAACGGCCTGTCCACCATTCCGAATGTCATGCGCGAGTTCGCGAAGGTGGCGAACGTAAAACTAGAAGCAGAGGATGCGGACACTGTTTCGACCATTTGCTTACAACGTCTGGAGCAGATGGAAGAGAAGTTGAAAGTAGGCGTAGTCGATCCGCAAGAATTAGTTGCGTCAATTAAACCTCAGCCGAGTGCGGTAGAGCCAAAGCAAAAAGAGAAACGCGATTGGTGGAGTGCATGGTTAGACTTACCCGAAGGGCTAGAGGCTCCATTACCATTGAGACAGGCAGCCGAAGCGATGTACTGGCTCCATGAAAACTTCGAGTCCAAGAAAGGCGCAGCACTGGCAACGAATGCTGGGCTGGTTCAAGGTGCAGGACAAGCAGCGGCGATGGCGCCCGCGGCTATTGGCCAGAAGATGCTGGAAGGTGGGCAGCAACAGGGAGGCGCTGATCCAGCAGAACTGGAAGCCGAGCGTGCGCGTCAAGAAGATGAACACCACCACGAAGCGGCAACGCAGGCGATTCAACTTAAAAATGAGCGGGATATAAAAGCCGCAGAGATCGCCGCCGAAGATCGTCGTACCGCTGCCGAACTAACGATGAAAGATGCGCACAAAGAAGCTGAGTTGAAGTCGGCAGAGAGAGTCGTCAAGATAAATTCAGGCGCACAGAAAGCGAAGGCGAAAGGAAAATAAGATGTCAGATTTGCAGCGCATCCAACAAGAAATCCTACGCCGCTTTCAGCGTCCACGTACTACCGCAGAAGATATTCCGGGCTTTGCAGGTGGAAATCTACAAGAGCAATTAGATCGCGAAGGGCAGTCACCTGATCGCATGTCAGGAGTGCGTAGTAGTAATGTCTTTGCTCCGCCGCAACAACAACGTAAGCCTGCTGATTACAATACGACCGTTCCCGCTTCCCCGAATGCCAGATCGTCGGATGAGGTGAACTATCCGACCCGTCCGCAAAGCGTGTTTGCACCGCCGCGCAACTCAGAAGGCGTTGTAGATTTTCGGGTTCCGAAGCAGGGAGAACAACTTCCACCAGTGAGCATGTCGCGAGATCGCCGCGCAGAACCGCGTGATTATGTCGCTGACGATTCTCAATATCTTCGCGATCTCGAAACCAAACCCCGCACTTGGAAAGATAAAGGGATTGACGCGCTGCGAGGGGTGAATCAGGCTCTCGGTAGCAATCCGAATGTCTTCACTCCAACAAGACGTGAGCGAGAAGAATTAAAAGCGCGAGGGATGCTGGGGCAGGACATTGCGATCCAAAGAGAGCAGACTGCGCAGCAGATGGCCCAGATGGTTCCTATCTACGATGCGGACGGGAAGATTGTCGGCACGGCTCCACGTCGCACGGCGGCCAATACACAATTACGTGCTACTCAAATTGGTAACACGGTCGAAGATCGTCGCAAGGGAAACCTCTTAAAAGAAATGAATGGCGTGCGAGACTTCGATCCCGCCGATCCCGCCAATGCTGATTATGTGAAACGCTACACCGAGGAATTTGGCACTCCGCCGTTGAAAAGAACTTCTGGCTCTCTGTATGTTCTGGATAAGGGCACTGATGCGAATGGCAACGCGACCTACAACGTCATTCAAAAAGATACCGGCACGGCCACGGCGGTTACGGGCGGCAATTTGCCCTCAAAGTCCGACCAGCAATTAAACCGAGAACAGCACGCGGCCCAATTCAAGACCTTGCAAGACAATCTGGACAGGCGGGCTAAGGCGCGGAATGCTCAATCAGAACGCAATGCGACCATCATGGCTGGCGGAGTCGTGGCGCGCATGGGCGATCCCGATGTTCACAAAAGGAACATGGCTGAGATTGATGAAGACATGGATGGCGTGGACAAGGAGATGGACGGTATTATTGAACGCCAGAAGAGCCAAGGATTTCTACCGACCGATCCCGCCACTTTGAACCAACTGAGACAGCGAAAGAATACCCTTGAGAGAGAACGCCGCGATGAACGAGAAAAGTTAGGCAAGATAGAATCGGCGCAGGGTAATCTCAAGACTCGCGGAGGGGCGACCACGAACAAACAGTCACCCGAACAAGGTTCGTTTAATCTTGGCGCGTGGAAAGCTGACCATCCGAACGCAACGCCCGATCAAATTCAAGCGCAACGTGCGAAGGCTAAAGCGCGTAAACTGGCAATCGTGGAATGATTGACGATCTCACTAAGGACGATTTCGATAAGTACGTCACGCCTGCGAAAACCCGCAAGCAGAGAGAATTCCGCACAGATCGCAATAACAACCCCATCGCCGCCGCCGTCACGACGGGAGGCAGAAACCAATTTACGGACGCGTTAGATCAAGCAGAGATTCCTTGGGAGCATGGTGATCCGTTTCCGAATAATCCCAAACTTTCCACAATCAGAATAAAAGGCGATCCGATTGAAGGCGCGCGAGCAATCCTGTCTAACAGCAACGCTCTGAAATGGTATCGCGGCACGACAGGCAAAACCATTCTGCCGAAGTACGGAGTGCGATCCAGCGATGATTTTGCAAAACTTCCGATTGATCATCAGAACGATATCATCAACGGCATCTATCAATCCGAAGGCGGAAGCGGAAAGATAAAACCTACAGAGGACGACTTCGATAAATACGTTTCGGCGTCACAGGCTACGCCTGATGATGACTTTGACAAGTACGTCACGCAAGAACCGCAAAAGTCGCTAGATGTCGCGCAAGCTGGCGTGCAGGGGATTCCTCAACCCAAAGAGCAAGTTACTTCATCAGTAAGAGAGGCAGATACAAAAACAGAATTACCAGTAGAGCAGCCGCTTCCCGCCGCAAAGCCGATTGCGTTCACGCAAGGCAATGCTACGCCTCGCAAGGCTGGCCCGACTGAATTAATGATGCAGCCTTTTGATGAAGCGCCAAAGGGATCGGCAGAAGAACAGTTAGTCGAAGGTCGATACAAAACCCCGCCGTCTACGGAATTGGCCCAGGCGGTGAAGATTCCATTTTCGCCTCACCTGAATCCGAGTGAGGATGATCTGGTCAAAGGCTATCTCAACGCGCTTGGCCCTGAGTACCTTAAGTATGGGGAGAAGTACAAACAGGAAACCGGACGAAACATTCTTTCACTTCAAGCGGGAGATGTAGACCGTGATCCTGATGGTTCAGCCTACGTTAAGCCTACGCGCGCCGCTGTGGACGTTCTGAACGCTTACGTGAAGTCAGGCGGAGATATCAACGCGGCCAAAGCAGAGGGCGCAAGAATCGCCGGAGAACGGCGCGGAGCGGTAACTACCGCGCAGCAACAAGCCGCGCCCGACATTGCCGAAGTGCAAGCAGCAAGAACTGGCCTCGGAACATATTCAGGCGCAACGCGAGCGATTGAATCGCCTGTTATCCGTTATGGCGCAGGGAAGATTCAGCAATTAGGCGGACTTGTCTCCGGTTTCGGTATCGCTCCGAATAGTCTCAGTAATTATCTAAACACTCGCGGAAAGATTATGGAGTTGGGATCATCATTACCTCCGCTGACTCCGAAGGGCGAACAAATTCAGCGAAGTGTTCCTGAGAAAGTTGGCACAGCGTTAGGTGATTTAGGTCTGGGAGTATTCGACATCATCGCAATGAAGCGAGCTACGGGACTCTCTACGGGTCAAGTAATGGCCTTGGAAGCCGCGCTAAAGAATACTGACGAGTCTCTACCTAAACGCGGGATTGATGTAGCGCAAGCCTATGCAATGGGCCGGATTCTCGATGGGCATTTGAATCGCGCAATGTCCTCTGCAATCTTCGCCGTACCAGCCGGAGTACGAGGCACGCAAGCAGCATTAAACGCACCACCGGAAAAGCAAAAAGAGGCAATGCTTGACGCCTTATTGGATGCTGCCGTTCAAGGCGGATTAGGAGCAATTCTTGGCGGTGGCGCAAAGTCGGAAGGTCTAACCGAATTAGGAGCAAGAGATGCGACACAAACTGAAACGCAGCCGAATATCACAGCGCAACCTGAGAGCGCGGAGCCGCGATCCGTTCCCGAGGCCACGGCTGACGTTTCTCGGGTTCAAGTTGGTGCGCTACAGCCAGAAGCACAACTCGGCAACGTTCGAGCCGATATTCCGCGCCATGTAGATCTTCAACCACGTCGTCAGCGCGGAGACGGCAAAGGTCAATTCAAATCTGAAACTCGCGCTCAGAGAGAAGAAAGACTCGCGCAAGTAAACCCGCCAGTACCCGCAGAACAATCGACTCCCGCCGCACCTTCTGAGGGTGGAGTACCTGTACCTGAAGGGAAACAGCCCGTTTCTCGTCAAGAGGCAACGGACTTAGGCTACACGCAGCGCGATCCATCTGACGTGCGCACTTTCAAAGCGCAATCCATTTCAGATGAGTCGCTGAAGTCACACCTCAAAAAGAACGGATTCAAAGCTGGCGATACGATTGTTACACCAAGGGGTGAAGCAGAAATTTATCAGGCCGCGTCGGGATTGGCTTATTCATGGAAACCAAAAACAGGACGAGGGCGTGACGGGCGAATCTTTATTGATGATTCCGAGTTCACGCGGCATCCGACCACGTGGCGCGATCCCCAGAACCCTGCGTTGACGATTCAAGTCTCCCCTCAGCCAGAGACCCCCAAAGTTGAGGGTGGAGTATCTGTAGGTGAAGGGAAGCCGTCTCAAGCGCTCGCCGTGCAAGGTAAGTCGATTGATTTAGATAGACCAATTCCAACTGACGCCTTACGCGCCATCAATCGCACCTTCAATCAAACAGTTGGCCCAGACATCTACGGCGAACTCCCCGAAAATCCCACGGGACAGGACGTAGTTGATCTGCTGGCTGATATGGGGTTGAGTGATCAAGTTATCTCGCAGTCTGCCTCTAAACTTAAAGCTTTGGGCTACGGGCGCATTGGTGATGTAGAAATCACAGATGAGGGTCTACGCCATTTCGATCCAGCTATTCAGCGACAGGTTGAGACTGAGCAGGCGGACTTAACAGATCAAATTAGAGCCAATATCGTAAGACAGTCTCGCTCCCCTCAACCAGAGACTAAAGCATCTACAACTCCTATTGCTGAAGCCGCGGGTGTTCCAAGTAGCCCTGAACCCAAAGGTTCGTCTGCGCGTCCCGCGCTAGTTCGTGAACCCTTGACACCAATTCGCACGCTATCAGAAGGCGCGACATCTAAAGCAATCACCGAGCGTGGCACGGAAGTGGATACGAAGCTCGCGATTGTTGATGCGAAGGACTTGATTACTTCTCACGACGATCTTTTGAATCGCAACCCTGTCTTTCCAGAAGAACTACAGCCGAGGGATCGCAGCCGACAAGCCGGCGAAGTTCAAATTCAAAAGATTGAAAAGAACCCTCGCGGCGAACTCCTGTCCCAATCACCCAAAGCAAGCGATGGTGCGCCAATCGTCGGGCCGGATGGGATTGTCGAGTCGGGCAACGCTCGCACTATTGGACTACGCCGAGCTTACGCAAAAGACAATGCGGACAACTATCGACAATACCTTTTGGACAACGCGGAAAACTTTGGGATCGATCCGAAATCCATTGAAGCGGCCAAAGAGCCTGTCTTGGTTCGATTACGAACCTCGGATGTGAATCGAGAACAGTTTGCTCGCGAAGCCAATGAGTCTTCGTTGGCTGCGATGTCTGCGCCAGAGCAAGCTAAGAGCGATGCCAGACAATTAACGAGTGAGCATCTGGCTATTTTTAAGCCTTCGGAGTCTGGCGAGATCAACACAACAGCAAACACTCCGTTTGTTCGTGCGTTCATGAGAGACGTGGTCGGCCCAAACGATCTTGGTCGATACGTTTCATCAGACGGTGAAATATCGCAAGATGGACTGACCCGAATTCGGAACGCGATCTTTGCTCGCGCCTACGGTGACTCACCTGAAGGGTTGCGTGCCTTGGAGAAGATTGCTGAGTCACCTGACAATAACGTCCGTGCGATTTCAACGGCACTGTTGCAGCGTGCGGGACAGTTTGCTTCTCTCAAAGACGGAATCGAAAAAGGTGAGCGCTATCCTGTAGACATCACCAGCGACCTAACAAAGTCGCTTGCGAAAATGTCGTCATTGCGTGAACAAGGGCAGGCGGTCGCTGACTATCTGAACCAACGCGGACTGTTTGGCGACGATCTCACGCCGCTTCAGAAACAGATTCTTAAGACCTTTGAGGGCTTCAAGCGAAGCGGTAGAGCGATCAGTTCCGTGCTCGACAATTACGCGAAGGCTGTTGAAGCCGCCGGCAGTCCAAAGCAACAAGCCTTCTTCGGCAGAGAGAATCCGACTAAAGAATCATTTTTCGATGCAGCATTAAGGGAGACGTTAGACGATGCCAAGAAACAACCTGACTTATTTTCGGGTGAAGGGGTTCAATCCGAATCCGGTTCACGTGCAGAAAATCCGCCAACTACTGAGACAGCACAAGCGGAACCATCCGTCGTTCGTGCGGCCAGAGAGCGTGCCGCCAATCGGCTCGCGGAAAAACAGCAAGGCATTGAATACCGACATGCCGGAGCCGACCCTTACGAGTTTATTGACTCACTAATTGTTCGTGGATGGGAACTCTACGATCAAAAGATTAAGCCTACATTTGAAGAATGGTCGCGGAAACTCAGAGAAGAGTTTGGGCCGAAGGCAGATGAGCATTTAGGAAAGGTTTGGGCGCAAATATCCGGCGGTGAGCAAACAGCTAAACGCCAAACTGATATCCCCGGCATGGAACAATCTCCGGCCGAGACGACAGGTATCGCGCATCGCGTAGAAACCGCCGCAAGAGGCGAAGAGCCGTCGCGTGGTCAGGCTATCGGTGCGCAAGAATCTGTTGAGCGAGGCCGTCAACTACTTCGCGAAGGCAACCTAAAGGACACAATAGATGCCTTTGATAAATCAGGGGCGATTTCTGCCGATGCGATGGCTTTAGTGCGCGCTCGTCACGAAGAACTTGCTCAAGCGGCCAATCGTGCATTTGATGTCGGCAGGCGGAAACTTGACAGTCCTGAATTCCGCGCCGCAGAGAAAGTCCGGCAAGACTTTTATGACAATGCCGTTAAGCCAATGCAGACCGCTTGGAGCAACACTGGCCGTGCGCAGCAGGGCGAGACGGACATTGACACAGGAACATTCTATGGAATGTATCGAGCGTTCAAAGACTCTAAAGGACGTGAACCATCGCCGCGAGAAGTGGTAGTAATGAACCGCTTTGCGGATCGTAACGCTTCGGTTGATTCACAGGTTAAGAATCTCAGCAGTCAATTAGCGGCGGAGCTGGATCGCGCAGCGGGAATTAAAGACCTGCCTGATGAAGTCCAGAAGTCGCTATCTCGCTTCATCGATCAAGCCCGCGAGTCCAGACGCGCGGGAAGGCAGCAGACGCGAAAGAGCCTTGATGATGAGGCCGTAGTTATCAAGCAGAACCTTGCGGCGGCTTTTCAAAAGGTGCGCGACCGATCGGGTATTCAGCCGTCAGGACTTGCGCGCATCGACCCTGAAGGTGAGATCACTAAACAGGTCATCGCTCTCGCTAAGAACCGCGCGAAGGCGGGCATAACGGACGCGGCCCAACTCATTGATGACGTGCACGGAGCAATTAAGGATTTCGCGGATGTTACCAAGCGAGAAGTTGCTGAGGCGATTCTTGGTCAAGGCGCACCCAAAGGGCAGAAAGTTGAGAGCGAGTGGGCAAAAACGAAAAAGGGCGTTGCGGCAACATTAAAAGCCGTGGATGCGGAAGCCGCGCAGCGAGAACTAGGCAAGCGGCTACAACGTGGGCCAATTTCTTCTGAAGACGCCAGCGCGGTATGGAGGTACGCAAGGGAGAATTACGTTGATAAGGGAAATAATAACTTCGCAGAGATCAGGGCAAAAGTAGCAAGCGACCTCGGGATTGCGCCTGACGTGGTTACGCGATCCTTGGCCAACACGAAAGCCGCGAAGCAACTCAGCAACGAAATCTGGGCGAAGATGAGTGATCGTCGTCGTCTTCGCTCTAATGCCGAGAGTTGGATAAAACAGGCCGATGCGCCTTTGGCGGTTAAGGCGTTTGAGGACGCTCGTCGTTTATGGTTCATCAAAGCCACGATGGGTCACGGTGCGGTTGCTCCATTTACTCACGCTCCGGCGAATGCTTTCATTCCCGCGAGGTGGGCGGACTTTTGGCGTAACTTTGGACGTACCTATCAGTTCATGGTCAGCAAGGGTGGACATGAACGAGCAATGTCTGATCTTGAAACTTCCTCGAACTACATCACGGCCCAACGCGCCGGACTGGCGAACGATCCGAAACGAGGATATGACGAATATCAAAGTCCGTGGATGGCTAAGGTGCTTGGTAAGATAGGCGTTTCTGGTAATCGCGCTTTCGATTCACTCAAGACCATGCGACAGGATATGTTCGATAGCGCATGGAATAAGATGACCAGCGATCTGAAGAGCCCTGAAACCGCAAGAGCTCTGGCGCAAGAAATCAATGCTTCCACGGGATCGTCGAAAGCTCTTAGCGGTCAAGATTGGCCAAGTCGATTTGTCGGAAAGGCGATGTTCGCCGCGCCATTGGAAGCCTCACGGTGGGATTTTCTTGTGCGGGACAATTATCGCGCGATCAAGGCATTTTCTAATTGGAAGAACGCCAAACCTGAAGAGCGTTACATGGCAAAGCGAGTAGCGAGCCGCAACGCGCAATTAGTCGCGACTTACGGTGCGCTCTTGGCTGCGAATCAAGGACTGCTGACAGCATCGGGCAGTGACGATAAGATCAATGTAACCGATCCTACCAAGTCGGACTTCTTGGCTTTCAAGGTTGCTGGACACGTCATCAGCCCGGCGGGTGGACTGCTTACCGCCGTGAGGTTTGTAGGCAACTTAGTGAACATCGGATTGGAAAGTAAAAAGCCGCGCGAGAAGATCGGTGATGCGGCAACGACTACATTTAAGTACGGCCGCTCTAAATTATCACCTCTGTTTGGGACTGGTGCGGACATTTGGTTGCAGTCGGACTATGGCGGACGCCCACTACCGTTTTCTAAAGAGGAAGGCACGATCAAGTCTCCTCGATACACTTGGCCGGAATATGTTTGGAGCACCCAAACGCCCATTCCTTTAGCGGAGGCCGCTCGAACGTATTATGCGGAGCGCGAGAAGGGTGCCAGCAACGCCGGGGCGCTCGCGAAGTCAGTTCCCATTGGCGCGGTCGCAGCAACAGGCATTCGCGTGCGTGAGGATTTCCCGTCAGGCCCGGCGTCGGATATCTACGGCTCGGACAGACCCGGCTCTCGCAAGGAAATTGAACGACTTGGCATGCCGCTTCGGGGCGCGCAAAGGCATCCCGATGAAACACGGAAAGAATTTGCCGAGCGCCAACCGCTCGTTAATGGCTATATCCGCCGCGCACTTGAAAAAGAAGTAGCAAACCCTGAATACCAGAAAGACTCGGATGAAAATAAGATTGAAAGACTGAAACAGGTAAAGACTGCGGCGGAAAAAGAAGGGCAGGCGGCTTACGATGCAACCCCTCGTCCGCAAAAGTTTAAGAAGCAGAAACAAACATTTCCAGTTCCGTCCGGTGCGTCACAATCGTTATTGAAACCCTGGCTACCGCCGCGCAATCCGTTCAAGGCTGGAAGTGAAGCGTTCCGAACATAGGAGAGACATGTTAAATCCATACGAAGAAGAGATGCGCCGCCGCTTACAGCCAGACGCTCCGCAATTTCAGCAGCCTGCTCCTGTGGCTAACCTACCTCTCTACTCCGGGCCTGAACAAGCACAGTGGATGCCAATGGGCGACGGACAGACACAAGACGCGCAAGCTGCTGGCGCGGGAATGGCTTCCCTGCTCAAGCGATTCAAGCGTCCAGACACGGCAGAAACCCCTCATCTTGGCGGCTCAATAGGCCACGCGGGCGCGGGTGGTGGCGTCGGCCCGTTCGGGCACGGATATTAACCCCAAAACGTAAAAGCAAACTTTATGGTCTTATCTGCCTTGTATGGCAGATGAACTAGACGTATCTCAATCAAGCCCAGATTTGAGCGCATCGCCAGATGCGGCGGCTTCGTCAGTCGCAACGGGTACGGTTGCTCCAGAAGGAGTCTCGTCAACCGACGTAAAACAACCGTCTGATCAATCAACGCAAGCTGAAAAACCGCCAGAGCAAGATGTCTTTGCTGGCATCCCGTCTGTTGAAGAACTGACGGCGATGAAAGAGAAAGGGATCGACCTCGCGGCGGGGCTCCTTCAGATGCGTTCGACGCTTGAACCACTTTCAGCGGAACACAAAGAACTCAAAGCGCGAGTCGAATCATTTGAACCCGTTTTAGAGCGGTTTCAGACGCCCGATGAGGCGCAGAAGCTCGTCACGCTGAATGAATCGCTGAACAAGTACAGTCCTGATGACACGGGTGCGTTGCGGCCTGACCCTACAGGGTTTGCGCAGCAGATAAGCACTGACGACCCTGAACGAGCAGATTATTTAACGTCTGCCTTGGTTTGGGGCCAGACAAAGCATCCGGCCACTGGACAGCCTGTAACGCGAGCAGAACTCGTTCTTCAAGTGATGGCGAACGACCCGCAATTACGGTCGCGCGCCTTGCAAATGCTTGGAGGGGTTGAGCCATCCGCGGTTCCTGCGCCTACGTGGACGCCATCTCAAGATGAACTGGATCGACTCGTAAATGATCCCGACAAAGTGACCGCTGAAGAGCGGGCTTTACAGGACAGATACCGAAAACTTCCTTACGAAGATCGTCTGGAGCTTTTGGATCGAACTCCTGAATTTGTCAAAAACACCCTGCGAACACTTCAGCAAAACGAACTACTGCAAGCCAATGAAGAGCGGCGAGTAGCAGCGGAACAACGGGCTGAAGTGGAAGCAGCGCAGCGCGTGGAGCAAGAAGCTAACGACGCTGGGGAGCAGTACGTCGAGCAGGGATTCAAGAGTACGTTCACAAATTTCGCGAATCATATTTATGAGACGTGGAAACCAACTGACAATCCTGAAGTAAATAAGCGTGAAGGAGCACTGGTAGCCGTGGCTGTTGCGGCACTGTCGCATCCCGACACTCGCTTTGCGGCTGAATCTGCATTCAAGGAAATGGGCATCGACCAGAAAGCCTTGGATGAATTCAATGCCGCTCGTGAGGCTTACGCACAATCAGGAAGAGAGTTTGGTTATTTGTCCCACAAAAAGCAGCGCACAAACGGAGATCCGTCACGGGTTCAGCAAAAGCTACTTGCCAAGGCGAAAGACCTCGGCACGTTGCTCATCGCCGGCCGCAACGAGTATTTCAAGACACGCGCTCAGTCTCATAACGATAAATTGGATCAGACGGAGAGAGCAAGAATCCCTGTAGGGGCCGGAGTTGCGGCCGGTGCGGGGAGTCCAAACGGCCGACATCGTTGGGCCGATTTGGATGGCTAATCCTTCTCTCGCCTTCACTTTTTAAGGAGAGCAATTATGGACCCGTTAGATGCTGCTCAACTGAGCAATTACGTTGATTGGTCTACGCAGGTCGTAGAAGAAGCACCTGCCTGGTTTAATCTCAAAACACCATTTCTGACCGCTCTCGATAGTTTCACCGAGGGCGACGAAGTGAGCTTAATCGGTAAGCGGTTTTACTTCGACAAGGAAGAGGCTGGTGGCCACACCCTGCCGACCAAGAGTTCACCTGACTTCAATCGGGCCAAACAAGGCCAGTCCGACAGCATGTACGCGCGAGCAATGATGTATGTGCTGCCGACCGCGATTGAATATCGCTTCATGCAGGACATCATGCGCAACAAGCCGGGCCAGCGCATGAAGATGGAACGCTACCTCAAGGGCATTACCGAAGTTGGCGCACAGCAACAGGAATTCTTTGCTCTTGGTGACGGACGTGGGGCTTTGGCATTCTCAAGCTCAACTCTCGCGGTGGGCGCTGGGCAGACGATGAATTGCAGCACTGCCGCCGCCGCCGATCCGGGCCACACCAAAGGTGCGGTGAGACTGCGCAAAAATCAGTTCTACCAAGCCTTCAATGAGACGACTGGCAATGCGCGCGGAACGATCAAGGTCACAACGCAGGGTAAAACCTCTTGTGTGGTGACGGTGATTTCCGGTTCCGTTAGCTCTGGCGACCCGATTTGCCACGTCGGAGGCTTCAACAAAGCACCCCGCGGACTTCCGCAGTGCTTGAATAACAACCCTCGCATCCTTCAGGGCCGAGACACTTCAGTCGATGACGTAATGAACTGTCCGACCCTGGATAAAGCGAATACTCGGCTGACCATTCCCGATCGTGACACTGCAAAAACGATCCTCGTGACCTACAACGTGGACTCCGGTTCCAGAGAGAATCTGGTTTGGGTAACGACTCCGGGCTTGATGAGCGATCTTCGCCAACAGCAATACGGCTTTGGTCGCAAAGACATGGCCGAAGCTGCAACGGATTCGCCGAAGTCTTACAAAGACGCGGACGGTTCAACGATCATCGAAGCGGCAAATAGCGATGAAGACCTGCACTTTGGCTTCAAGCGCGATCAACTCAAGAAGCTGACGGAGATCGAGTGGGGGCCGTTGGATGATTCAGGCGGGCCGTGGCGGATGTTACCGGGGGCGAACGAGACTGGCAGCCTTCTTAGCGCGCGGAGTTGGGGTTGCGCTTGGACGTTGGCGATTAAGAGTACTCGCGCTGGTATCTTGATCAAGCGCTGTACCCAGCCCGCTGTCGTGCAGACGGTAACCGGGGTCTGACGCTTTCGCGATAGGCGCGTAATCGCCTATCTGTTCTTTGAACTAACTCAAGAGCTTCTTCTGGGCTCCACCCGCGCAGCAATCTATTTGCGATGCGCTCTCGTGGGATGTTTCGCAGCCGCGACCATTCCATGAGAATGCGTGTTTCACCGTTCGCGGTGATACGTCTATTGCTTCGCTTGTTTTGCGCTTGCGCGTCTTGTGTGGCCCAGATGCAGTTCTCTGGCGAATAACCGAGAGAGTTGTCTTGCCGTTCGATGGAGTGCTTGGCGGTGGGTGGATGTCCCATATCCGCAAAGAAATTTTCAAACGAATGGCGCCATCTATCACAGACGACGATTCCTCGTCCGCCATAGTAACGGTAGGCTCCGTTCTTAGGGTTATGGCATCGGCTAATGATTGCGCACCATGTAACGTAGGTTTGGCTGCGGATTGGGCCGCGACTAGCTTGACCGTGTGTTGTGCTGCGAGTCAGGACTAACTCGCGATTCAAGCAACCACATGATTGCGTATAGCCCCTTTGAAGTGCTCCTATGTCCGCAACCCAAAAGGCACCGCACTTGCAGCGGAGCAGCCAATGAGAACGGTTATTAACCATTCCGAGAAACCCGAGCGGCGTTAGGCGGTTAAATTTGCGACCAATGATCGTCTTCGGCCTAGGGAAAGTTGGTTGACGAAGATAACAGTGAACACTAGGATCAAATTCGGGCATGTTCAGAATCTCCTTGATAGATTTTGAGCGTGGGGATCGGTGGTGCAACCCGCCGATCCTTACCCCTTCATTATAACAGGAGAATCAAAATGGCAGTTACCCTTACTTGCACTTTGGCGTCGGGTTTTACTGGCCCCGTTCCTGATACCAACGGAATGGTCGCGGAAGAAATTACGATTGCGCCGTCTTCGACTGTCGATGCCGACACCGGAACCTACACCGCGCAGTTCGTAAAACCTGATCGCGTGATTGTAGGCGGCAATTTAGAGTATTCGATCTCTGGCCAGGTAGTCACGTTCAAGGCTACGGCAGCGATAGATGACGCGAATGTTATTGCAGCAAGAATCATCGGTTACGCCAAGTAACATCTTCTTCGCTGAAGACTACTTAGGCGATCCGCTCAACGATCCGAAGTGCTGGCGTCCCAACATGCGGCGTCCCCTCGGTTTCGGGCAAGTAGAGATTGATCGTTTTCAGACAGCGATCAATCGAATCACGGGAACATTCCGTGATCAGCCGATTATCAAATTGGCCTGGATGCCAGAGGTGTTTGAGTGGACTCCGCACCCGGTTGGTTCTAATCCTCCTGGTTACACATTCCCATCATGGACTCCAGGAATAAAGGATCGAGATGGAAACATCATTGCTCCGCCGCGGTGGGGTTTGATGGAGCGGATGGAGCCAGAGCAGTACTTACCGGGATGGGAAGATACTCGATACGTCAGAGTCGAAGGAAGATGGCACGATGCTAAGGGGCCACCGCCAGAGGGCGGAATGTACACGCGCTGGCATCGGCATATTCGACACAGTGATTCATGTTGTTTACGCGCGGGAAACGAAGATGACTGTTGGGGCTATTACATCGAACCTAATGCTGAACTCTTAGAGTACATCGGCATGAGGGCAATGAAGGCGCGGGAAGATAAGTACATCGACCCTACAAGGCCCGTGGCCCATTTGAGCAACCCAACACTAGATCGGATTGTGAAAGCAAAACTGGAAAGAGAGATGGTACATAATCCGCTTCCTGTAGTTCCGCGCATTTTTAAGGGATTTGTTCGCAGACCTGGTTCCGGCTTATACGCCGTAGGAGAATAAGAATGTTGGATGAGGTGAAGGTGAATGGCGGCCTACCGCTTGGCGGTGAAGATGTTGGCGGGTTGTTTGAACTCCCAAAGGTCAACGAAGATGTTAAGCGGGATCGCTATCTGGGCACTGCGATCAATATGATCACTCCGGCTTTAGTGCGGGACAATCCGCACATGAAGGACGGAGGACTGAACATCTTCAATCACTGCTTGCGGCATACGGGGCACTTCGTAAAGAAAGGCCGCATTGTCCCGTTGCTGACGAATACTCACACGCCTGTACCCGTGGAAGAAGTCAACACGGAGAATTCGGCTTACTTTGAAATCCCTGCCGGCGGCGACATGACCTTCCGAGGTGATGGCCCATTAACTACGGAAGGTGGTTATGTTGGCTATCCGGCTTACCCTGGCCAGCAGATCAATCACATTCTTGAGGGTTCAGTGATCGGCGGAACTCAGCGCCTCGCTGGGGAGATTTCCACGCTCAAAGGACACAAGTACACGCTCAAAGATATGGGTGGATTCCTGAGCGATCCTGACTTGTGGAAAATTCAGTTGGCGTTGTTTCCGAACTATCCCCAAGTACCCGTGTTGTTGAGTGACTTCAGGCGACAAATTCAAATCGCCTTCGACTCCAATACGGGAGACATTCGCGATGTTGCACAAGACTGGCTGGCGATTTGTCAACAGGGTGAATCGTGGCTCGTTCGGCACGTCGAAGAGGTTCATCAGCGCATGGGGCAAGCCGCCTCGCAAGGCTATCTCTTCCCTTATGATGAGGTTGATTTGGTGCTCTTACCGCAGTTAGGCATAGAGCGGCAGGATGAACATTACAAGCGCACGGCGCAGCAGTCAGCGACAGCCAACGCGCAGCAACAGCCCAGAGCGCTCACTCACGAAGAGTACGTTTCGATGAAGAACGAGATCATCGCCGAGTGGAGAGCCGAGCAAGCAGTGGCGCGAGTACAGCCCGATCAGAACACGATGGCCGCAGCGCCGATTACTGCGCCCGCTTCTATACTTACGCCCGAAGAAATTCAAGCCGCGCTATCTGCGCGATACGAACGCGACATCCTTCACGTCGGGGCGGAGGGCACGCTTGAACGCATGAAGGCGGGCGAGTATGGCGAAGGCTTTGTTCCTCCGATAATCAAAGACCCCAAGACTGGCGACGTACTGAACGCGCTCCATTTCGACTTGTCCGGGCCGTGCCCCGCGCACGTCCATCACAAGACGTGGGAGAAGATGCAACGCGACGCGCAATCAGTCCCAGAACAAGCCAGTGAGTAACCGTGAACCTTTACGACAGGATCGGCAATGTCCGGGATAGGCTGAAACATCCCAGAGCTAATCGGCCTAGCGATGGTGACGTACTCCGCTCACTCTGCGACCACATAAAGCTCTTACGCGCGAAGCGAAAGAACACAGGCAATCCGTGGGACTACTCAACCAAGCGGATTAAGGTTCAGTCCGGCAAGGCTAAGTATCAAATAGGCGATGCCAGGTTCGGAACTCCGCTTGCCGTTGTCACCGTAGACGATTCCAATCCTCAACACTTCCAACGAGTCATTCCGTGGTATGCACCCCAAAACCTTGCTTGGAATTGGGGACTTCCTAACGACATTGGCACGTCAATGGGGAGTTGGGATGGCAGCGCGCACAGTGCGGAACGGGTAGCTTATTACCGATCGTCAGGAACTCCCTACTTGGAATTCCAACCAATGCCTCAAGCCGCTGCGGATTACCTTTGCCTGTTTGTTGTAGGTGACAGCGTTGACGTAATGGCTCTAAGCGATCCGCTGGCAATGGGGGAGATTGGCGATACGCTATCTGAGATTAGAGCCGCAATCAGCATGTTGCCGTTCGCTGATTATTTTGACGACAGGGCGCTAAACACCGAACGCCGGAAAGAATTAGGGACTACGCTTGATTGGGAAGAAAAGTTGTTTGATAAGCAATTCACTGATGACGCCCTAATTCACACAGGTTCAACGATGGGCCAGTTGTGGTCGCCGGAGGATGACTATTAATGGCGGGTCTACTTCCCTCGATCATACTTCGGCAGTGTTTCATCCGTATCGGCGCCTACCAAGGGCAAGCGGCGGCGATTGAAGCATCGTATCTTCTGACTGACCCATCAACGAACGCCAAGTCTGCATCCTTTACAAAGAGCGTGTTGCTTGATGGATTGGTTGGCATAGAGCAGGAGATCGCTGGAGTTGTTGGCGGCCAAGATGAGCACCCTTGGCAAAACATAATCCATGACGTGACAGCTTCGATCACCAGCGGAGCGCGAATACCAAGCGTGGGAATCAGCACTGCGACCGCAAAGATTATCGGCAAGTACCATGAGGTGCGCGATGCGGCTTCGCCTTTCCGGCCACTTACAAACGACCTGACCGTAGCTGACATTCGAGAGTTATCTTTGAACCCAGCCGCAATGTTTAAGTCGGATATTTACTCGTTCGCGCGAGAGCGAGAACGGCTATACCACACGCGAACGAACGCGATCATCGACGTTTCTGTTTACGATTACGACGTTCGTAAGGCGGCAATATTTGCGGACGGGGAATTGTTATTTACAGAAGCCCAGGACTGTTACTTCTCAGGGCTAATGTCGCTGTTGATGAACACGGACGCCTTACTAACCGAACTTTCCAAAATGTATGCGCCGCGCTATCAAGCGTGGATTGCGGCGATAGGCTCAGGGCAGACAAAGCTGAGTGAGGGGCAAGCGTGACGTACGCTGAAATAACTGAGCGAATAATCCAAGGTGTCCTGCGGGCCAAGCCTGACGCTTCGCGCGCTCGTCTGCTCATGCAGATTGATGCGGCGTTCCCGCGTATTAACGATGAAGTCTCAAATAGGTTTGCGGCGAATGAAGATCAGCGCGCATTGATTCGTAAAGACGAATCCCTAACTTTCGTTGGCGGCTCGATTGGTATTCCCGCAGGCGTTCTCAAAGATTATCTGAAAGACGCCACGTTGGTACTGTCTACGGGCGAAGTCGCTTCGCTGGTAGAGCCTTATGCCGACTACCTCAGAACACGAGACGGCAGATTAGCCTGGTGGTCTTACTCTAACCTGTTAATCAGCGCAAAGAGTTCAGCGATGAATGGTGGCGGTGCTTATGCCGGGGCCGCGACTTTGACTTGTATTAAATCGCCGGACATACCCACCCTCGCGACCGATCCATTCGTTGCTCCTGAAGAGTTTTTAACGATGTTCGCATCTGTCTTCATTGAGTACCTTCTGGGACAGCCGGAAGAGAAATAGTGCATGGAAACCTTCAAGGATATAACCTACAGAGCGGCGGAATATCAGCCTACCTCGCCGAGAAGCGGAGACATCACCGGCACTTGGCTCAGGCTGAAGAACTTCATCCTCACCGGACTCGCGCCGCTGTTGTACTACCTCTGCTACAAAGGCAGTCTTGATCTAAGTGAAACAATCCCGCTTGATTCCTTGACCGGCACTCTTACGGCAGGGTTGGGCGTAAAGACCATAGTTGGATCAGGAACACTATTCACATCTGAATTGCAATCAGGGCAGCGGTTCTTTTCTGTTGCCGATCATTTCATGGTGGATGAGATTATTGACGACACCCACCTAACGGTCTACCGCGGACCGACCGTAACCGCCTTGACAGGTTCTACCGCTAAATTCCTTCCCACGCTGTTCGATCTTAAACGCAAGCGCGGAACGCTGACCCAGAGAGGGAACGCGGCAGAGTTTCCCAAAGGGACAATCATAGCAACGGGCTTTGGCACGCTACGACGCAACGGAGCCGAACTACCGTCTGTTGTGCCGGTCAACGAAGCCAAAGGCGTCGGGACAGGCGCAGACGACGCGGCGGTCGGCACGGTAGCGTGGACAACTCCGGGCGGTATCACGGGGAGTGGCGGAGCCGTCGCCCATTGCGCTCCTGTGGGAGCGGCAAGCACGACCCACTACCTCAAGGGAACTAATTGCGGTTTTGCAGCCATCCCCGCCGGAGCAACCATTACCGGGATCGCCGTGACGATCAGTAAGCGAGTCACGGGCGCAACGCTGGAAACGGTCAGAGATAGCAGAGTGCGAATCGTCAAACCCAGCGGGGCCATCGGAACGACAGATAGATCCAGCCCGGCGCTGTGGCCGAATACGAACTTTGCTTACTCAATTTACGGTGGTCAAAACGACCTGTGGGGCGAGACGTGGGTTCCGGCGGACTTTGCTGACGCTGACGTTGGAGCCGTGATTTCGGCTGTCACAAATGACCCAGGCGGCGAGAGCGCAACCTTAGAAGTTGATTATATGTTCCTGACGGTCTATTACGTGACGACAGCGGGAAGTTCAATGGTACTCAGTGGCTCTCCTAAAATTGCGATCTACAAGCCGACAATCAACAAATACGCAATCTATCCGCTGGGATTATCGGCACCAACAGTTGCCCCAACAGTGACAGGAGTTGCGGGCGGAACGCACGGCATGATCGCGGGTGACTATTCTTTGCGCGAGGTTCGTTCGCGCAGCGCGACCAATGGGTATAGCAATCCTGGCCCGCGAGCAAATTTCAACCTGGTCAATGATGGCGACTATGCCCAAGTAGACGCAACGCTTTCGACAATAGACGCCGCGAGCGGACAAGACGGGAGAGATATTTACGCAACACAACCTCCCACTCAGCCACGCTCCGATTCAAATCAAGGGCCGTGGGATTTCGTTCGCACCGTATCGGAGGCGGAAGGTAACGTGTTTCCGATCGATTATTTGGGCACGGAAATAAACCGTCAAGGCGAAGTTGACTTCGACAACGATCCACCTCCCGCGAGCGGGTACATTGGTGTGATTTCCAGTGCCGTGGTCGGAGTTAGCTGTGACGGGAAATACGGGGGTAGCCCGGGACCATCAATCGCGCCCTTCAAACCCCAAAACATTGAAGCGTCGCCGGCGGGGTGGCGTGTGAGTTCATCAGATGGCAATGATCTCCTTGGAGTGGTTAGCTCACAAGCACGATTATATTTTCCGACCGCAGCCACTCTCCAGACAGGTGTGTTTGGAGACACTGGAAATCCGTTAATTCCGCCAATAACACAACGATCGTATTGGAATGTCGGATTTGCCAATCACCAGCAACTTATCTGCGTCGCCAACCAGTTAATCGGAGCACCGCATAGTGGTCCGACCGGATCGGTAAGCGACGCGGAGAGTGTTAAGGAGCAATACTTCGGAGATTATGTTGCTGAGATTTGGCGGACTTTTGTAAGTGCTCACGTCTTGGTTGAACACGATCCTGATCCCAATGTTGATGCGGTATGTTTCTTCCATCCAGCTCATTCGCTGAACACCCAGGGATTTTGGACCACGCGAGTCCTGCTATGGGGACTTCGACAATCAGCGTGGATTGGGGATGTCCTACTCTCAAGTACAACGCGAGATTTCATCGTGTGTTCCGTGGCGAAAGTTGGCGAGCATCTTGAGTTTCTCGCTGGTGGACGTAAAGATGCGGGTTTCCAAGTTGACACGTATCGTTGGAACACCGTGGCAGGAGTCGCCGTTGATTATTACGCGGTTCCCCAATTCAGCGATGGCGGATCGGAAACACAAAACAAGTCCGTCAAGATCATGCGACCAACCGGAAAGTTTACTGCTGGAGTTTTGCAGTTGCACGGATTTGATTCTGCGACAAACATAAATATGACCGATGTTGAGAACGGCGCGAATTCCGTAACAGGTAATCTCTCTCTTGGTACTCAGACCGATGTGCAGCAATTGTATCTGCAAGAGGGGAACTGGCCCGAGTTAGGAATATTTGCGCCGCGAATTAGTGGCACATACGCGGGCAGTGGAGAGCCAGACAGGTTAGATGAGTTGTATCTTGAATTTCAACCAATGGGAAACCGTAAATGAACAACGAGCTGGGCGGCGATGGGCCGCCAGAAATAAACCCTGACATTGCGATCATCCAAGCAAGGCAGGTTGGGCCATCCACCAGTCCGGGATCAGGGGAATTACCGTCTACTGCCTTTGTTGCCTCGCTGAACGGACTTGGAGGGCCGGTTACGTTGCAATCGGGCACTGTGCCCGCCGGCGTCACGGTGACATTTACCCAGGGAGCGGGAACGATCTCATTCAACCTTTCTGGGATTGACCCGATATCCACTAAGAAAAGCAACCTCACGGCGGTAGTCGATCCGGCGGTAGGTGATGATAGTTCTCAGGGATACGCGACAGGATCAGTTTGGCTTAACACTGTCACTCCATCGTACTGGATGGCCGTATCTGTGGCTGTTGGCGCTGCGGTTTGGTTACAGATCGGATGAGCAAGCTCGAACTCCGACATCTCAGTCCCGATCAAGACTTTGATCTATTCCGCGAAGCCCACAACTGGCGCACGATGCGTTCTAAACGTGCTAGTGGAGGGCAGATGCCCTTTGAAGAATTTGTTGAGCCGAATCCAGATCGGGTTGTCATGGGATTATTCAATGGAGAGTTTTTAGCAGCGTACATGGTTAAAGAATATGCCCCTCACTATTACGACATGCACTTCACGGCTAAACGTGAGGCTCCGCGAGAATATCTTGTTGCGGGAGGAGTCCAACTGACGACTTGGTTAATTCAGAATGGGGCCGTTGAGGTCTCAGCTATCATCGTGGCGCGAAACAGAGCGCTAAAGGCGTTTCTTGAAGACTGTGGCTATACCCTCGACAAAGAACTTACCTTCAATAACTCCCCCCATACGTGGCTTCGCTACGTGGCCTGAAAACTTAAACCCTGCATATCCAGTACCCTGCTCTGCGAGGTAGTCATTCTGTCTTGCAGGTGAACAGCCACGGGAATTTCCAGCTCGAAACAGAAACAAGAGTCAACCCAATCGGGAGCGACCACGGCGACTTATGGCTATCAGACGCCGCCGACTACTCCTGCATTAGCAAAGCTGTCGGGCGCTAAGTTTGAGGTCGATCCGGGGCTTCACGCTCAATATGGACAACTTCGCAGTCAACTCAAATCCGGGTTCAACAACCCTCTGGGAGCAAATTACAGCCCCGAAGTAAGAGACGCAATTATTCGCTCAGGTGAGGAACGATTAGGACAACAGGAAGCTGAAGCCTATCGAGGCGGACAGTATGACGCCAACAGGCTTGGCTATTCCCGCGATGTAACAGTGGCCGGAATGTCTCAGCCACAGTTGACCCAAACAGGCGGAACGACTACCGGGACAAGTTCAGGAACAATTACACAAACTCAGCCTTGGGGGCCACAGGTCTTATCTGCTGCCGCTGGGGCTGCGCCGATGAGCGCATAACGCGAAGGAGAAAACAAACTATGGGAACGCGCATTGGGACCGACTACCAACAGGAAGCACGGCCGACAAACACTTACACGATTGACAAGAATGACGACCTGATCATTCCGCTGATTGCGACAGGGAAGACTATAACTTTTCCGGCCATTTCCACTCTGGATGCTGATCATCGACGCAAGATCATCGGCAACAGTAGCAGCTCGGCGGGAAACGCCACTTACGCGGCCAACTCCGCTGACAGCATCGAAGGACTAACCGTGATGCTGCCGGGACAGATGGCTGAAGCGCGAGCGTTCAATAACAAATGGACGATCGTGTCGGCAGTTGTCGATAGCGGCACTGGCACCACGGCTACGTCTGTTGCTGACAGCAAGGGCGAGTCGGCTGTTACCGTGGCTTCAAAAAACAAGTCCACAGCGGACAGCCAGAACACATCGCAGAGTACGTTGCTGTCGTTCGCGACAAGCGCCGCAATTTCGGCCTAATGAAAATCTGTCATTGGGTCGCGTACCCCAATTCGGGGATGTACAACGTAGCGGGGTCTATTTCGGCGGCGGAGCAGGCCATCGGACTCGACTCGCATTTAGTTGACATCCAAGGGTCAGTTGAGTGGGACGAGTGGGCAGACGCGGACGTGCATGTGGCCCACACGCATTTCCCGAACGAGATGAGGGCGCGATTAACGCGGCCGCTAAAGCTCGTTTTCCCGTGTCACGGAACGCCAGAGCACATTTTCTACTCGGCAGTCGAGTCGATAAAGACCGGATACGGGCATGGCGATGGGTGGATGCTTTTTCAATACTGGATGCAAAATGCTGACGCCAGGGTTACGTTCTGGCCACGGCATCAAGCAATCATGGAAACAATGGTAGACAAAGGCACGAAAGTCCACTTGGTTCCCCTTGGGATCAATCGCAAGTTCTGGGCGGAGGGTCAGAGTGCCGGAAAGTGGGCCGGGAATCCTTCGGTGCTTTCCGCCGAGAATTGCCATCAGATCAAATGGCCCTTGGATTTACTTCTCATGTGGCCGTGGGTCTATAAGGAAATCCCCAGCGCCAGTCTCCACGTGAACTATCTTCCCAACGATAAGCATCGGTGGTTCTTTCCATTAGTGAACCGAAACGGGGCGAGTTTTGGTGCTCACATTTCATCCTTCACGTTTCCACACGTTGAACTCCGAAACGTCTTTAAGTCAGTTGACTACCAGTTTTCTCACGTGCGTTACGGGGATTTTAATCGACTGTGCTTAGAAGCCTCCGCATCTGGATGCAGGGTTATTTCCTATCCAGGTAATCCCTATGCGGACTTCTGGGTAACGGAAGGGGATCAACGGCAGACCGCCGCCGATCTGATTGCGGTTTTGAAAGGACAGGTGGGGCCGCGAAAGGACAAGCAAGAGGTTCCTGATATTTCGGAAACCGCGCTGGCGATGCGCAATATCTACGAGGGAATATGCAACCAACCAACTTTATTGACGAGACCGCGGAAATCGGCGAAGGCGCGCAAGTCTGGCACTTCGCGGTTGTCCTCCAAAACGTCAAGGTCGGCAAAAACTGCTCGATAGGCTCTCACGCTGAAGTCGGGCAAGGAACAGTGATTGGCGATGGATCGCGAATAGGGGCATTTGTGTTTTTGCCTCCAAACTCGCAAGTCGGAAGGCGCGTATTCATCGCTCCCCATGTGATGTTTTGCGACGATAAGCGGCCTTGGGCGGGCAATAGTGAGTACCTTGCGCAGCCACCTCGATTGATGGACGGATGTTCCATTGGCGCGGGAAGCGTCATTCTGCCAGGCGTAACTATTGGAAAGGCTGCAATGATTGGAGCCGGATCGGTTGTTACAAAAGATGTTCCTGATGGCGCAGTTGTCAGAGGTGAACCGGCGCGATTACGGTCAGCGATGAATTTTGACGTTTATGCCGAGCCAATGCGTAGCGAGTTGATGGAGTCACATCTTTTGCCAGTTTAAGTTTCCTGCGGGGTGGCGTCTCAGCCATAGGGCGCTGCCCCTTCTTTTCTGGAGGTGGGTTATGGGAGCTACGATCCAAAAACGTAATTTCTTTTCGGCTACTGTTGCACATCCCGGCGGGGCCGTGACCCTTGCTGCGCTCAAGCGGCTACTCGGCTGGGGCTTCGTTATGGACAGCAATAACGTGGCGACCACGCAACAGTCTGCCGACTCATTCATGTCGTCTAGCGGAAGCTTGATCCCTCAAACCGATGATGTTTATGTAGGTCACGACGCGTTTGTGAGCAGCGCATCGGCTGCCGGACCTCCAGTGCTGTATCGCGGCTCTAAAGCTGTCGCGGAGCAGCCATATAGTCTCGCTGACTACTTCCGTGGCCCCGTAGACGACAACACGGTGTACATCTATAGCGCTGCGGGTCAGGACATTGAAATCATCACCCTTGGAATCTAAATGCCGACGACCATTACAATCTCCGAGTTCCAATTGCCGGATTGTAATTTCCTTGGAACCACTTGCAAGCTCCGCCGATACTACGATCAGGATTGGACTGACGTAGATGGTGTGTTTCATGCAGAAGGAAGCCAAAATAGTTCAACGAGTTTCTTTGATGAAATAGCCTGCACGCTATCAGGAAACACGGTCACCGTCCCTAGCTTCCCCGCAACTCCAACTGACAATCCCCAAACAGGTTCAAACGTCAGAGAGACGTGGCAACTCTGGGATCAGTCTGGGAGTCCGCGTAATGTGATCTTTGAAGGGTTCATTCCGTCTGCAAATCCAACGATCACCTTTGGGGCATTAAAACTTCTCAATGCCGGACAGACGCTTTTTGAAAGCGATGCAATTACCAGACTCGACCAGTGGATACAGCAATACATCAACACGGTCATCGGGGTTCTAAGGTTTGCAACTTCAGTAATTGCAGGATGGGTAAGACTCAGTGTGCCGGCGGCCAACGTAGTCGATCCGATTGCGTTAGGAGACAACGATCCTCGCGTACCAGCCTCGACTACTGGACTCTTCTATGCGTCTCAGTATTCGTCATTGGCTTTAGCTGACGCGGCGGCGGTGAGCGGGACGCTGGTAATTGATAAGAACTTCACGCTTTCAGGCAACACTACGCTAAACGCAGCACGGGTGATGTTTCTTAATGGAGTGATCACGCGAGGGACTAATACGCTCACCTTCAATGGGCTGATCGAGGCCGATCCTTACCAGCAATTATTTGATGCTGCGGGTACGGGAACTGTCGCACTAACTCAGAATGGCGATATTCCGGCAGGATGGTTTGGTGCTGATCGTACAGGGGCAGCCGATAGTACAAATCCAATTAAGCAGGCTGTAGCTACCGTTCCCTTGACTGGTGGTAGGGTTTTATTTGGCGTTGGCACGTACAAGACCATAAGTGAAGTGTTGGTTAGTCGTGGATATATCGCGCTTCTAGGCGCGGGTTCCGGTAAAACGTCTATTCGGTTTGCGCCCACAGGTAACTCTACGTGCCTACGCATATCCGCAGGCGCTTCTCAAGTTCCTCAGTTTACTTTGAAGGGGATTACGCTCACCTCTAATGACTCGACTTTTACAAAAACGGCAATAGATTATTCCGACCTAACTAACGGGTGCATCTTTGACGACGTAGTAATCACCGGCCCTAACATTACGGTGACGGGGGGCGGCGCTACTGCTCCAATGTGGCACGACGTAAACGGTACGAGTATCGGAATTCACACTCGCGGTCGCGACCTGACCGCTTTCGACAACATTCGGTCTTGGGCGGATCGCCCCGTTGTTGTTTCAGCCAATCCTAATACTGCGCGAACTGATAACGAAGACCTCGATCAGGTGAACTTCAACGATCTATATCTAATTGGATGGAAGAATTACTGCGTCCACGTAGACGACGGTATCGGACTGGATAATGTTTCTTTTACAGGCTACCAATCTTGGGCAGCGGGCGTGGGCGGTTTCCGAATGAACGATACGCGAGTATCGCCCAACGTACCCTCCCAGGGATTGTCATTTGAAAACGTCCGCTATGAGCAAAGCGCGAACGCGGATGCGGGGCTTACGCAACCAAGTACAGGGTTCGGGTTCTCAATCATCCAAACAGGCGGTATTGATGTTAGCTTTAAGAATTGCGAAGTTGGCTCGGACAGCAACGGCTATGATGTTCGGGGTGTTTACCAAGTCAATTACACATCAATAGTTGCTGCTCAATCCGCCACGGCAGGAAGTGATGTTTGCATACGCATGACACCTGTAGGTGGGGCACAAGCAGACATCGTTACGATGACTAATTGCTTCTGGCAGCATGGTTCTACTTTTGACATGAGCCAGTACATTATGGTCGCTGGCGAGTTTGATACCGCAAATTACGCCGGGCCAAGCAGCGCAACTTATAGCGCAAAATCAATTCCTTATGGCATTGGCATACCGGGTAACACGTCCCCGTCTACCGCTCTACATGTTTACAAAAACACTGACGGGTCGGGACAACTACGCGTTCAGAATCCCAACGCGGGAGCGAGCGCCGAAACTCGACTACAGTTAGTGTCTGACGCGGCCACTAGTGATTTCATAACGCAATCAATCGCGGCGGGGCAGGTAGTTCAGTGGCAAGCTCAGAACAATGTAGCTTTGGTCATCAACCAAGTGGCCGCCGCGCCATTGACCTTCCAGACAGCCAACATCGAGCGGATGCGGATTGCGACAGGAGGAAACGTCACCTACAGCGGCGCGGTAAACTTCGGGGCAGATGCAGGTTCAACTGACGCCTACGCAATCACGCTTTCCTCGGTAACTGCGTACGTAACGGGCATGACTATTGTTTTCACGGCCAATACAGCAAACACTGGAGCTTGCTCAGTCAATATCAACGGACTTGGCGCAAAGGCTTTGAAGCGCGGCGTTGCGACTGATCCTCCTGATAACTTCATTAAAGCGGGTAGTGTAGTGGTGGCTGTTTACGATGGCACGAACTTTCAGATGATCCAGCCCGCGGCACAATAGAGGTGAACCATAAATGAAACGTCTAATTCTCATTACTCTTTTTTTGTTGGCTTTAGCTGTGAGCGTATCGGCGCAGCCGGGGCCAGGCCCGGTTAGTCAAACCGCGTCTCGCTTTCGCCGTCTTACTTCTGAACCAACAAGCTGCGCTCCCGGCGATGTCTATCACAACTTAACAACTCATAAAGATCGCCAGTGTCTCACGGCTAACACTTGGAGTGATTTTGGGATAGGCCCCGGCACGGTCACGTCCATCGCCACTACATCGCCAATCACAGGCGGAACGATTACGTCCACGGGCACGATTGCCTGCGCGACGTGTGTTACCAGCGCGGCAAGCCTCACCTCTAACAATTTGATGATCGGTGGTGGCTCTCAAGCCAGTTCTACCACAACGACCGGAACGGGCATTCTCACGGCGTTGGGTGTCAACATCGGATCTGCCGGCGCTCCAGTTCTATTCAACGGGGCAGGTGGCACCCCATCCTCGATTACTCTCACCAACGGCTCTGGATTGCCGACGACGGGATTGACCGGCACCCTCCAAGCCGCACAAGAACCTGCTCACACGGGAGATGTGACTAACAGCGCGGGGTCACTTGCTCTCGCAATCGCTAACAACGCCGTCACCCTTGCGAAGATGGCGACGCAAGCTACAAACACCGTCCTAGGCAACGCCACGTCAGGTACGGCCGTTCCTACGGCGTTGACAGTAGGCACGTGCAGCACGGCAGGCAGCGCGTTGATCTGGACAACGAACACGGGGTTTGGTTGTAACACCTCGATTACCGCCGCTGCTGTGCCCGTAGGAGGCATTACAGGGCTAGGTACTGGCGTGGCAACTGCTTTAGCGGTCAACGTAGGCACGGCAGGAGCGTTTGTAGCTAATGGCGGTGCGTTAGGTTCACCTTCATCGGCAGGTACGCTTCCGGCCTTTACTCTCGGCGGCACAATCTCAGGCGGCGGCAATCAACTCAATAACATCATCATTGGAACGACTACGCCGTTAGCGGGATCGTTCACTACGTTAAGCGCGACTGGCCACACTACTTTCGAGGGCAATACAAGTACAGGCGCAACCGGCGGTGGAAAGCTGGTCTACGATACCTTTCCCACGATCAACCAGCCTGTAATTAGCGGGGCCAGTGTTTCACTCCCAGGCTTGGGAACCTCATCGGCACCCACCACTGGAACGGTATGCTGGACTACGGGAACTGGAATCATCAACGTAGACACCACGACCACTTGCCTTCTTTCGTCTCGGAAGTTCAAACAACAGGAACGTCCGCTCTCTTCTGGTCTGAGTACGATATTGAAGTTGCAGCCTGTCTCCTATTTTCTGAAGCCTAAATACAACCCTACCGGCTTAGGAGAACAGCTTGGGTTGATGGCTGAGGACGTTGCGAAAGTTGATAGTCGTCTAGTCAGCACGGAGTCAGACGGCTCGCCACACGCCGTTCGGTATCAACAGCTAACTGCCGTGTTGGTGAAGGCTGTGCAGGAACAGCAAGAGCAGATTAGGAAGATGCAATCTCAAATAGAGGTTCAGCAAAAGAGAATTGACAGGCTACGCAGACATGCGCGTTATAGAGTGGCGGCGAAGGCAAACCCTGAGAAGAAATAAAATCACGAAATCGGCGTGCGCTCGTGTTGGATGTCTGAGATAATGCGGACATGTCATTTCCAGCACTCGCCCTTTCGGCTCTTCTATTTCTGGTGATTGGCGGAACTCTTCTCTGGTGTTTGAATAGATTACTGAGACGGAAAGGAATAGCCGAGTCTCTCAGGTACGTCATTATTCCAGCGCTGATCACGATTCTTGTGGTAGTGGTAATGTATTGGATTGGCTGGGCAGGCGGTACGTTAGACGCTCCGCGGGAAAGCCCACTTCACGCAACGCTTATTTCTTGGCGGGTTTCCTGTCTACGCTTAGGCGGCGCTCAAGCTCGCAGACGGCAAGCTCAACAGTCAGCGGCGGGATTATATACATGACATACCCACTACAATCAGAGGGCGTGACAGGTCGATAAATCCTGAATGAAAGTAAAGGTGGCAAGTGGATGGAAACGATGTCGATAAGATAGCTATTATCCCGAAAGGGACGGTGGTTTCTTTCAACGGTGAGCCTTGTCGTCTATTAGATGACACGCGAGTGGTTAACGCTTATATGGCGCGTGTGGGTTTTGAGGAATACGAAAGGCTCACCAAGCCTCAAGGCGGATCAGGAATCCTTGTTTTCGATCAAGAGCCACTCGGGCAGGTCAGCCGGATCGCGGGGTTGCCCAAACATCGGATCGGTTATGCGAATAACAACGCCACGCCAGCTAGGACTGATCTCACCTAAGAGCCATAGCCGAATATCTTCGGCAGGCCAATCCGTTTGAATAAACCAGCCATTGCTGAGGAACTGGAAGCTTCTGAGCGGGAACGTTTCCGCGATGACCTTTGCCATTGGCGGTCGCTCTTTCTCGTTGACGGTGGGTGACAGGTCGAAAGAAATAAAGTAATTCGCCATAAGGCGGCTTATATCACCTATACGCCACCCGAATCCACTTACTTCAAGTCACCAGAACCGACAAATTCAACCGAAATAGGTCTGCCGCTTCGGAAGCGGATGTTGGAAATGAAAAAGCCTCCCCCGCGACCATCTACCAACTGTAAATCGCAATACTCCCCCGGCTCGAAGAGAGTTGCTTGTGGCGCTGTAAAATCGCCCGACCAACTCTTTAGTCAATATTTTCGATCACTAGGGCGTCGCCTCTAAGTATTGTACCTGTCATAGGTTCTACTTTTTGCGCTTAGTTTTCTTCTCTGCTTTGTGAGTGTCTTTCGGTGGTGGCTTCACAGCTAGAAGACCACGGATCGCATCGCGTGGTTTCAGCGGATGAAGGCTAATAGGTCTTCCCTCACGTCCGGCAGGATTCGTGTTTCGTTCTGCTTTCATTTCCCGCATTCTACCATTGATGTAAACTCTCGCTAACAACTTTCGCCGCGCCTTAACCCTGTCCGGCCAGATAGGGGACAAGTTGCGATTTCCTGAACGCTTCAGGGCGGGCAACCACCTTCAAAACGACATTTAGCACTTGCTGCGCTTGACGGAAAATATGCGTATCCCGCCGTCACTCTCAGGCAAGCTACGGACGTTTTCTGCCCGTGCGGTCTAGGTCAGAAAAAACGTCACACAGAGAAGTGTAGAGAACAATTTAGACAACAGATAAATCGCGCAGTAAGGCTTATGAAAACCTTTGGTTATGATTTCACGTGGGATCGAATCGGAAAACCGGGATGGAAGGAAAAGATCGAATAAGTTACGCCCCCCCCCCTGTAAAGTATCCACCTAATTCTTTCCACTGTAATTTATTCTCCAATAGTTTCCACTGGAAGATTAAAAAACTTTTCTTTCCATTTTGACGGAATTGGCAGACTCGCCTAAACATAATGCGAGGTGCGAGGTGCGAGGTGGTGTTATGAAGTTAGATACATAGCCTCTCGCGTTCAAATTGCTTTGCTGCTCAAACGCGAAGGGCCGTAACAAACACTAAGGCCCGGTCTAATTCCCGCAAAGACTCAAGACCGGGCCGGTAGCAGTTCTTTTGAGATAGTGGGGACGTGGCGAAATTGGTAAACGCGCAAGCCTAGGAAACTTTCGGTCTCACGACCATGCGGGTTCAAATCCCGTCGTCCCCACCACTATAGCCTAGTCGATTGGTTTAGTTTTCGCCAGTCTTGCCAATAGGATCGTGAAGCATGAGCCGCTTGCCTGAGAAACCCTTGAGCGCGGCTTCACGGCGATCACTATCAGTCATCTTGCGGGCGTTGTATCTGAAATCAAACTCTGAGAGATAGCGGTGAAGATGTTGTTTGGAAACGTGATGATACGTTCCATTAATGCCGCGCTTGAGAATTGAAAAGAAACCCTCGATTGAATTCGTCGTGATGCAGACGCCATCTTCCCAGCGTGCGTATTCTCCGGCAGAGTGATTGACGCTAGAGTGTTTGAATTCACTCTTGAGACGTTTGTAGCCCGGATAATTGTCCGTGATGATATGCGCGTCCGGCGCGCAGACTTGCTTGATTGCGGCTTTCAGGTTCTCGCCAGTGACGCGATCCATATGCGTAGAGCGCACGCGGCCGTCACGTTGCAGGATTGAAAAGACGGCGGCTTTATTGTCAAACGGTGAAACGCGATCCTGTGCACGCACGCCTTGTTTGACCTGAGTAGATTGTTTATGTCGCAGACGACCGCCAACGTAGGTTTCATCGGCCTCTACAACGCCCGTAAGCTGCGAGGCCAGAGGTTCTTGAGACATTCCGTAGCGGATGCGGTGACACATAAACCACGCCGTTTTGTAAGTCACTCCGAGCATCCGGTGAATCTGATGCGCACTCATTCCTTTTTTGCTGGCGCACATGAGATGAACAGCGATCACCCACTTGTTAAGCGGGATATGTGAATCTTCAAAGATAGTGCCAACGGTAACAGTGAACGGCTTACGGCAGTCTTTACACTTCCAGAGACCTTGACGCGGTTTGCGTACTCGTTTGGCTTGCGCAGCTACTTCGCGCTTCGTCTGGTATTCGTCCGGTATGTGGCGCGGCTTTGGAGTTATCTTGTAGGCTTCACCCACAAGCCCACAGTGCGGGCATTCCGGGCCTTCTGGCCAACGCTCTTTCTCAAGATATTCTCTCGCAGCTTCTACCGTTGCGAATCGCTCCATTAGGTCTGCTAGGTTCATCGGTTTCGCGCCTTTCCTTAACGAAACCATGCTACCAAACCAGTCTGGGTATGTCAAGTATATAATTGCGCTGAAATTAATGGTTAATTCTCTTCGCTAACGAGTAAGGCAATACCCAGAGCATAAGACAGCATGCATGCCGAAGGGAATCCCTCAGTCTGTTTTTACCTGAAGGAGATCAGAATGTTATTTCAAGAACAGATCGATCCAAACAAGCAATATGAAGTCGAATGTTGGTTTGATGGCGCGACGTGGCCGAACCCTGGCGGTCCTTCCTGCCTGTGGAGCGGTAATCAAACGCAACGGTGCGACGATCGCGGAACTGTCGGAGTATTTAGGAGACGGCCGCACGTCAAACAATCTGGCCGAGTACGGCGGGCTCTGCCTGGTTCTCCGATACCTGATCGAGCATGGCATTACCGAGGCGAAAGTCTTTGGTGATGCGGATATGATCATCAGCCAGATTTCGGGCCGGATGAAAGTGAAGCGCAAGCGCGACCCGATTTACTTGCCGAAATACGATGAGGCGCGGGCCTTGGCGAACCAATTACCGAACGTCGTTTACCAGTGGATTCCGCGCGAACAAAACACCGAAGCGGATCTCTTATCAACCAAGCCGTTGAGGGATCGAGGGCTACGCGATCCTCTTGCTTGAATAGATCGGTTTCAGAAAAAGAATTATCGGTTTCAAAGCCCAGGGCATTCACAGTAACTCGGTAAGCCTCAAGGCGACCACTCGCTATCGCTCGGCGGCGTGTTCACGGGACGGCTCGTTATCTTTAGCAGCTTCGGCTTGCCGAATCGCGCGTTCCGCGAAGGCAATTAACGATTCGGGTGAGACTTTAACTCTCTGCCCGCACTCAAAAACCAATTCTAAAACACGGCGCGGATTACCGTCCGTGTCAACGAAGGGCTTGATTTGAACCAATGACAGGTCTGTTAGCTTAACCATTCCTCATTCCCTCACCGCAGCCCCGCTGTTTCAGTTCTTCGTTCTCAGCACGTAGCGACGTAATTTCATCTTCATATTGCTCAACCGTCATCAGATGATCCGAATCTTGCCGCTCATTCTCAGCACGTAACGCTGCAACTTCGGCGGCGGTGGGCTGATTAGAGGCGTCGTCCTCCAACATTTCTTTCTCGCGTTCTTCTTGTAGTGCGACGATCCTCTCTCGCAACGCCGCAACCGTAGACGTGACACGATCCATGTCGGTTGCGACCTGAGCAAATGCGTGAGGCTCGCTGAACCATGCTGGCTTTGTTCCGCCATAAGCATGACGAATCTTAACTATCTCATCGTCGGGCGCTTCTACTTCATCAGGACAGGCAGCGCGGGCGTTCCAAGCCATCACTGGATCGTTGAGCGGCTTCCCGTCTCGCACGCTTTGAATTACAAAAGGATGAACCAGACATTTAGTCTTTTTGCACAGCACGTCACCAGCGTCGTCCAATACTGGCCGCTCTCCGCAAAACGGACACGGTAGCAGTTCTTGTGGTTGATTATCCCGTGGCCCATCGTCGGCATACATATCGCCCCACTCTCCGTCTTCTTCAGCCATTACCCATCCCCCTCTCTAGCTCAGCGAGAATTTCATTTGCTGCGGCGACAAACTTAATAAACGCGAACACTGAATCATGTTCGGCTGCTTCATAGATATCGGCTTGCCGTTGCCATTCATCCCGCTTCGCCTTTACGACTTCAACTACTCGCTGACGGGAGCGAGTGAGAGCGGCGGCAATAACTTGCATTAACATTTCCTCGGTTGCTTTTGGCGGTCGGCGTGTTGGGCCTAACTCCAAAGTAAAAGCACCAACAATCTCCCGCGCTTCATCATCTGCATTAGGTTTAGTCATAGTCATGGTTGCTCCTCAGATCATCGCGTCGTAAACTTCGTTCGCAAGATCGTCGTCCAATTTGTCCCAGACTTTCAAATCGTCAGTTGCTTCCATGATAATCACGGCTCCGTCAAGCACATGTCCGGCGAAGTCAAGAATCGCAGAACCGACCATCCCGCCGAACGTGTCATCACCCGTGATTCCTTCGAGGCTTGTTTCTGCGCCGCGTCGCACAACAGCAAAGGTTTTGCCGTCCAAAGTTCCGTCAACACGAACGCCGTCAAAGGTCATTTCTATTTTCATCGTTTCTCCTTATCATCTGCATTAACGGGGAATTGGTCTGTTAATACGTGGTCGCAAAACTCAATTCCACGGTCTGAGTTAGCGACGCTTGCACGGTCTAGGTTCGTGTTGCGTTCGGCGCATTTAGGCGCACCATTGTCCGCAGGCAATCGTGCTGTACTGGGACGGATTCGTGGATCGTCGTGAAGGCGTCTCCCGTCCACACACGCCCCGGCTCCATGTTGATAACGGTCATGCGGCTAAGGTCGAGGCGCGAACAATCTCCGTCTTCTGCTGGCGTGCCGTCGTAGCTTCCGACGTAAGCTTGACACCCCAGCACGTCAGACGCGAAAACTATCAACTCCGACGAGCCGTCAAAGCGATGCCCGTGTCCGCCGAGTTTTAGGCTGTGTCTTGGGTAGGGTCGAGGTTCAGGCATGGGGTTGTGATGCGGGCGAGGATTACCGTGCGCGGAGATGCCGGGATGCCAAGCACCGTCCACATGCGGGCCTCCTCTTCGATGTACATTCCCAGCGTTAACGAATCCCTGATCAACCATCAGATAGATTGGCCCATCCGTTTCGATCTCGGCAAGCATCGCATCAATCGTAAACTGCCAGCGCAAGAGATCGGACGGCAATCCGTCGCGCTTCGTAAACTCTCGCATGTAAATTCTTTCACCCATGAACGGCGGAAACTCCACCAACCCGGCCTGCCTGATTGCGCTTTCCATTGCTACTCCCCTCTTTTCTTTGCGAACGCTAGTGAGCGGTCGTGGTAATTGAACGGTCGTCTACGAATGACCTTTGGTTGCGGTTCCTGAATCCTGCGGCTCATCTGCATCGGGAGTACCGACGTTGGCGAGTTCGGATTGAATGATGCCCGCAAAGATGTCGATCTGCATCTCGTTAATTGCTGCACCGGGATCGTAAACTCGAAACTTCTCCCAAATCTTCTCTGCCGCTCTCCGCGCTACCTCTCCAGCATCAGGAGCGGTAAGCGATGCGAGACAGTTAACACACGTACCTGGATTTGTAGTCGTAAACCCATCACCACAGCCACAATAGGCTAACGTGTCAGCATCAGGAGAGACGGAGCGGACGGTTTCTCGTTCGCGTTGAACTAGCATGTCTTTACGCGCTTTTAGTTTGTCAAAGTCCTCGCTCATTGCTCTCTCCTGTACAGGCTGAACGGTTCAGCGGTAATGAATTCAGCGCGGCAGATCGCCAAACAAACCTCGCACATGCCAACGCTTACTTTTGGACTCTCGGCATCAAAGACAAAACCGCCAGCCATCTCTTCTCCTAATTCCACGTGCGGGCACAGTTCATCAGGTACGGGCGACGTGATTCGCTCTGGCGGTGTGGGTGACTCATTCATAGTTGTGACTCCTCCCGTCCCGCCGCGGCACAATCGGATACTTGCCTTCTGGCGTCTCTGAATCGTTTCTCCACAGTCCTGACATTTACTTATTCTCCTTTTTGGAAATGCTCACGGACAGCAGCCACCGCCTGATGAAAGTAGCAAGTGAATCCGTGACGCTTCGTAGCTTCGTCGCCTGTACACTCAAAGCAGGCATGGTCAAGGTGTTGATCCTTCTCGTGGTCAATGAACCACTGCGCTCTGACTCGAATCGTTGGCTCTACACTTGGCTCTGTTGGTGCATGGGTGGCACGAAGTTTAGCTAACTCCCATTGGAATTCGATTTCCTTAGCGATGTGGCGGCGCTGATATTCATTCAATACACCGCACCATTCATCATCTAAAAACTTCTGAACCACTTGCTTGAGTTCCGGCCCTGCTGGGGCTGAGGCAGTTGATTCACAAGCATCGCAGCCTTCTCGAAACTTGAATCCGTGAGCGGCACAACCTAACTTCTGGGCTGAGGTGGGCGCTGCTCGGTTCCATTCCTGCTCCATTATGGCCGCGACGCTCTTAATCGCCCGCTCGTCTGCGGGAGGCGAAAGAAATATTTTCACAATTCGTGTAGCAGCCCGCAAAAAAGGTTGTGTGTAAACCTTCTGCGCCTCAACTCCTAAACTCTCGGCTTCGTCTTTCTGTGGTGCAGCGTGAACCGTTGCATCCTTTGGTTGACCACGGTGAGCTTTGAAACAACCAACAAGGCCGCCTCCCGGCTCTTGGAAAGCGTGCCGGTTGGGTACTGGTTCAGGGACGCGCTCAGAGTCTGAGACATAGAGACGACTCGCGCCTTCCGTATTCAGTGGGCATTCGACTAAATGCCAGCTTCGCTCCCCACACTCTCGGCACGATCTCTTGGCTGGCTCACTAGTCTGTTCGCGCATCTTTAACTCCCTCGGGTTCTTTATAACTTCTACCTCCGCAGTGCGGGCAGTGCATTTGCCAAATACCGTGATTTGAAGCGCCAAACGGCTCGTCAAAGAATCTGCCGCACTCACACAAGAACCGCCCGTTATCTGTGAATGACAGAGCTATCAGTGCATCAAAATCATCATCGTCCCAATGGCGGCGGTAGTGTTTGCTACCTGTGATCATTTCTGCCCAACGGTTAGTCTTGAAGGTCGATATATCGCCTTTGAATGCCCAATCCGGCTTCCTGAAAAGGCGTATCTCTTGGCGTGGATTACTTAAAATAAGGGAATTATATACTTGACTCCCTTGCTTAGAGTTTTTTAGAAGGTTCTGGCTCATAATGGTCATACAGAAGTAAATATGTTGCGCTCACAAAACCTCGATAAAGTTGCCTTGCCACGGTGCGGGCGGTTCGTTGACTTCATCCTGAAACCGTTTGGCGTTGCGGTAGTCGTTTGCGCCTTCGCGGCCTTCGACGTATCGCACTTCACGCTGCCCGCGCCCCACGTCGCCGTCTTTGCATTGAATGAGAGTGACCAACGTGAACTGCTTGGCATCTATTCGGACGTAGCCGCAAATAAACCCATCAAGCCGCGCCAGCCCATTTAGCATGTCGCTGGCGACTTCTGGATCAACCTTCTGCGTTGTTTCAACGATCATCTTCTACCCCTCCACCTTCACATTCAACTTGGCGAATAACTCGCGCAGCCGTTTGCCAACATAAACAGCATAAGCAGTTCGTTCCTCTAAACTGGCAATCTCTCTCAGCACCTCTTCAGCCAGTTGAGACTCTGCATTAGCAATCGCTAGTTCAATTTGACTGGCACACAATGGGATCAGCGCGGCCTCAGAATAAGTACGGGCAATGTTACGTGCTACTTCTGATTTTGATTTAGCTTTGCTGTCAGTCATGATCGTCTCAATTCGTCCTGTGTTTCGGTAACAGTCCGACGCACTTCGTTTGCCCACGATTCAAGAGCGCCAACAAGCGCCTCAGATGCTCGTCGTTTAGTTGTGTAGAGTTTGTTTATCGGGTAGGAGTGACGCTGTTGACGGTTGTTACCGTCCGTTTCGTCCTGGCTAATTTCAACGCGGTCGCCGTACTCGGTTACCTCAAAATTCCAACCGAGAAAGTAAACGCGCTTCAACCGCGGCTCTTGATTGTAATAGTCGGTGACGTACCAAAACTCGCCACCTCTAAAATCGAACAGCTCCCCGTCCGCCGTCTTTTGAGTTGCAGCCACGGCGCGGCTGAACTTGCCTCGGGCCTCATCGTATTCTTTCCGCGCCGTAATCAGTTCGTCATGAAGTTTGGCTTCCTCTTCGTTGTCGAACTCTACGCCGTCCGATGCTTGGTACTTCGCTGGAACTTGTTTTACTGTCATGGTTCTACCTCGTTACGAATCGCAGCGGCAGCACCATATTCCATGCTTGCGATTTCGTGAATCTGCTCAAGCCTCTCAGTGACGCAGGTCGGGCAGACCTCGCGTTGTGGATCGCGTGGGAATCGACCACGAATCGACACGCGACCGCCGCCGCAGATTGCGCACGACGGAATCTTTTGTTCTGCTCGTACTTCAGATGCAAAGGTAGTGGCGGCCTCAGCCATGCGCTTGATTACACGTTCGTAGACACCAAGCGGCAACAAGTCGTACATTTCTGCGGCTGCTACACGTATTTGCGTCTCGGCTCGTTTGCGGTCTTTATCTGTGGTGGATTTGTCAGGCATTGCTACCAGTCACCTCCGTCGTTGTCGATGCCTTTGATTGTCTCAACCACGTAATCGGCGTCGATCCCGCCATCATGCTTGTTCATCATTCGCTTGCCGTTCACTTTGCGCATAACATGAAGCGAGCCGCTTGCGGAGAATAGCCACAGTGATGACGGCCACGCTTGCGCTAGGGCTTGAAGTTGCCGAATGGCATCATGTTCCGTCACTGTAAGTTGAATCTCAGCCATTCTCTTAGCTCTCCTCTCAAATCATTCCTCAAATCATTCTTTGATCGAAGCCATAGGGCCGATCACGGCGTCCGTTTTAGCGTGGATTCGTGGCGAGCTTTTCGCTCGCGCGGAGATTTCCTGCTTGAGCCACGCCTTAATCGCCTTGTGGCGTTTCCAGAACTCGGCCCTATTTCCGTAGTACCATCCGGCCTCTTCGCAGTCCTGAGCATAGGCGGCAATCTGCGCCAGCATTGTTTTCGATAGCTTGAGATGTTTGGGTGTTTTGGTCGCCATTCAGTCCCACCACTCTTGGCCACTTGGCACGTAATCAGCGGGTAACGGCTTCGCTAGTTCCGCTTCCAGTTCGGCGAAGATCGCCTCATGATCCTCTTCAAACAACGCGGCTAGATGTCCGCATTTGCAAGGCTGCGAACCACAGCCAACGACCATGCTGCCGCCGTCGTAATAAACAGTTTTGCAATCTAGCGCCATCTTCTCCCCTCGCCGCAGAGCGGCCCACAAACTTTCAAGATACGGGCGTCGTTAGACTCCCTTTGGTTTCGATCCCCTACATCTTGCTTCGAGTCTGAACGACGCGGACAATAGCCCAAGCGATCGCCCAAATCGAACCAACAAAGAAAATCGCAAAGTCTAAGTTTTTCATTTCATCCCCTAAGTCTTCCGTGGCTTCAACATTCAAATCTGCGCAAATCATTTTCTGTTTTGAAACCCAAGGGCATTCACGGGCGTCAGTCGATCTCACTTGTCCGGCTCACTTCCGTTCGCTTCGTTTCTTTTCGGTTGGGACTCGAAACAGCGAGTTCCGCCGGTAACACGCGCTGCAAACTGCCGTCATTTGGAAAGTGGAAACCTCTTGTTAATTTCAGCCGGAACATAGTCGCGCATTCGGTTGCGTTTCCATTCGCCGTCATACCATCCCTGCTCGGCAACCCACCGCTTTGCTTCTTCAAGCGATAGCCGCTTACATTCGGCGGGCGTCCCTTTGTGCCTGTTGTGCGAGAATATCTTCTTGCCGTAATCAGCCCAATGCGCTTTTGAATCAGTGACGATCTGTTTTCCGTCGGCACCCATTCGATAGATACCCCAACCGTAGGGATATTGAGTTCGAGTGCCTGTATATGTCGGGACGATAGCAACCCCGCCACCGGCCGCGCGCAACTGATCGTGTGTGTTGACGATATCTCTATCCATCTATGCTGCTCTCGCTTTCTGCGCTGCTTCGTATCGCTTCAGTTCCGCTCGCAACCCGTCGCGGATCTCGCCTAGTTCGATGTACTTGAATTTGTGCTTGCTTCGGCTTGCGATTTCCAACACGTCATAAGCTACGTTGCCGTAAACGAATCTGAACCACATTTGATAGTGAAGCGGTTCTGTTTCATGAATCACGTTGCATGGGTCGCACTGCGCGTTACAGTTCAAGAGATTCCAGCGGACAGATTCAAGGCCGCGCCTGAACAAGTGGCCCACATGAAGTACTCGATCCCCTCGGTTGCATGTGACACAGGAACAATCACGCAACGCGATAATGTCCCGCACAAGTTGATCGCATTCGTCCTTGATCGCCCTAGGCGAATCGCCATCTACAGTCTTGCCCTTGTTCGGCCGGCGTGACGTGAGACGCTTTCTTCCCTTGAAGTCCAGAGCTTTGCGCGGACGTTTCCATTCATAACCACGCTTACGCGGCTTCTGAGGCTGCGCTAGACGCTTCTCTAGGGCTTCTGCAAACGTCTTTGGGCCTATGGGTGATCGTTTCATTGGTTCGCCAGTCTGAGGTAAGTGTCAACGTGGCACTTGGAAGTGAGCGGGCACCAGCACGCCCAGAAGTCTTTGTCGAGAATCGGGTTGAGCCAATCAGGCTGCCACTTGATACGACATTCTGCGTACTCGTCAAACAATTCCAGCGAATGCTCTAAATCGCGAACTTGCTGATTGCCAAACGCAGGACTGTTACCCCTTGTCCACACTTTCCAGTCCGAGGTGATCTTGCGAAACCACATCCCAACTCTGAAAGGATTTCCATAGGGGCCGGGCCGCGTTAGGCAAACTGTCCCGTAGGGCAATCGCGATCCCTTCTTGCGGCTCCGTTGAATTCGTTTCGGCATTTTCTTTTTCTGCAACCAAAGGGCATTCGGCGGCGTCAGTTAATCCTGCGTTCGTGGCTCAAATATTTGCTGCTCGGTAATTTGAAAGTAATCGCAGCGCTCTTTCTGCATACTTAGAGCCATTGGAATCAGCCACGTAAGGTTGGGAATTAGCGTCGTATCACTCGACACCTTCCAGAGCGGAAACATCATCAGTGATTCGTCGGTCACGGTTTTTGCCTTGTTGATGTCGCCCTTCGCGTAATAGAAATGAATGATCCATCCACGATCATCACCAAGCGTTGCGAAGCGCAGCCAGTCCTCGGTGTCAATCGCGGCCTCTTCTAAGAACTCACGGCTCATCGCTTGATCCGGTGACTCGTTTTCTTCAACCTTACCGCCAACGCCGTTAAGCTTTCCGCGCTGCCAGTCAGGACGATTCTTTAGCACTAATAGAACAAACCGAAGGTCTGCGCTGAACATGAATCCAACAACGTAGTGCGCGCCGATTTCACATTTCTCGCTCATTTTGCTTTTCCTTTTGCCGCAAGGCGGCTCACGATCATTGAATTAACGAACGCCGCGATCCTCCGTTGGGCTTCATCTACCAACCTTCATCATCAGGATCGTAGTCATCGTCCCAAGGCTGATCGTCATCAGAACACGTCACGCATAACTGGTCGGGGTGCGACACGCGATTAGTGCATCCAATGGTTGCGCATTCGTACATCTGTCTACTTCCACTCCACGATCACAACTTCACCGTTCGATCCACTAAATACGATTGCACCGCGTCACAAAAGTCGAGACGATCCTGGTTCGCTCGATCTTCGTCCTCGGTATCCAGCATCCAGACCAAGCCGTCTCGGTTTCCTTCGTCAACGACACAGAGGATTGCTTCACGGATCATGGTCAGTTGTTGAATTGAAAATTCCCCCGGGGCGATAGGGACGATCTGGCGTTGCGGGAATGGAAGTGTTTTGACTGGCGTACTCATAGGTTCTCCTAATCGGCATCCAGATAAATCGAGACGCCATTCATGTCGGAAGCAATCTCTCGAATCGTTGCGACATCATCGCCCATCCAAACATCGACGGGCGTAAGTCCGTCAACGCCATTGACCGCATCGCGAGCGAGCGTTAAGGCGTCGATTACTTCATCAAGTGTTAGCGGCATGATTGGTTCTCCGTTTCTTACAGATACTTCTCGATTCGATCTGCGATTTCTGCGAAGGTCTTGCCGTCATCGTTAAGATCCGAGGCGGTCTTTTTCCGCAACGGCATTAACACCGGATCGGATGTCGATAATCCGGCCCACGCTTGAGTTTTCTCAGAAAGCAATCCGGCATAGGAGCCCTTACCGCGAGTAAAGCGGTCGCCTGTTTCTTGAACACGAATCTGTTCAAGCACGCCGAGACAGCAATACTCAACATTTTTACCGCCGCCTTTACGCAGCGTCCTTTCGCACTGTTGAAACTCACCGCTCCGCAACGCATCAACCCAAAGTTTCTTGATTCGCTTTTTCATCTAAGCCGCCTCTCTTACTTCAACCCTCAAACAAAATCTTTCTGTCTACAAACACGAAAATCTTTCTGTTAATGCTGCAACAAAACTCAACCCCACAGGTCACGGTTGTTGCCGCTTACGCGGTCTAGGTTCGTGTTGCCTTCTTCCCTGTTCGCGGTTGTTCGATACAAACCTCGCAATCCCCGTGATTGGTAAAACTCGTTAGAGTGCTTTGCTTGCGCATCGAACTCGCAGGGTCGCACGAACCGATCCCCATTGGTCGCCACTCGCCGCGCTGTCGCACATACAACTCCCAAGCCCACGCTCCCGCCGATTTCTGATTACGACCCGCTGCGCAACCATAGAGCGCATAGTTCTCGTCGCTTTCTGATAACGCCAATCCCAAATCGCTTCTAAGTCGCCGCACAAGACAATGGTGACGGCTTGAGATTGTTAGGAGACACGTATCGGCTCATGCTTTCCCTTTTCTTTGCCTAGCGCGTTCACGCGCCCAACATTCTGTGATTAACGGTCGTCGCTGAATGCCCTTGGCTTTGAGCCACCATTCCCGCCTCGCACCCTAGCGCATTACATCTTCCTGGTTCTGTCTTACGACCAAAGTAGTCAACCTCATAGTCAAGCCATCCAGTGCGGTGACACTTCTCACAGGGAATCCAGTCAACATCTAGATTCACTTCGCTGACTGCTATCTCGGCTATCACGATTGACCTTCCTCTTTTTGGGCGTTGAGGCGCGTCCCAATCTTTTCGAGTTCAATTCGCGCTTGTGCCGCAACTTCGGTACGGATAGCCAGCTTCGCCAGCTTCTCAAATGACGCTTTGGACTTGTAGCGAGCCTTTAGGTATGCATGGGCCACCCGCGCCTCAGAGTCCGTAAACTTGATCGTAATTGTCATTTGCAGCCACCTTTCAACGAATCACAAATCAATCCTCCGTCGATGTATCCAAAATCAATCTGAGACTTCGCGCATTCATCGCAGACGAATTGCTGAAACCCTGCGGGCGTATAAGGTTCTTTCACGATCCGCGTTGCCCGATTCGGACATCGATCTTCGCCTTCGCGGAGTTCGCAGCGATCTTCGTCGTCCATCCCGAAGTCGATGTTTACTACTCGCGCTCCCGCTCTAACAGCTTGCGATACGCCGATGATTTCTCGTCTCATGGTTACTTTCCTTCTGCTGAGGTAATAGCAGCGGTCAATTTGTTGATTGAGTCCGCATCCCCTGAATCTTGTAATAATCTAATGAGCGCGAACTTCGCAGCTTCGAGTAACGCGGGAGCAGCAGCAATTAAAGGGGAGGCAGGGGGGCGAGTGTTCCACGCTTCGATTGCTGACTCGATTGCGAAAAAGGGATCGGTTCGGCCCCCGCAAACGCCAGAGTTGCATTCGACCCAATAACACGTTCCGCTCACCTCATCGGCCTCGCTTGAGTCGATCGCCTGACCGCCGCAAAAAGGACACGGTAACAGCGCAGGACTTGGGGATTCAGACGTTACGCTAGAAAGGTTCTTGGCTTCATTTACCTGATTCATTTTCTGCTCCTAAATCTTTTTCTTTATGTGCAGCCATAGGGCGACTCAAGGCGTCCGTGTTTGGCTTAGTTGCGTGGCGAGCTATCGCTCGCTTCAAACCTCTTGGTGAATTCCGCGATCCTCTCTTCTGACCATTCGGGACACTTCTCAGCCAGTACCCGCACCATCAAATCATAGGGGCGACACGATACGCCTTTGCCCCACTCCCTTGCGTCTTCTGTGAAATTTGCGGCCCTCTGAACGCGAACGCCGCTATAGGGACACGAACCGCCTTTGGCCCAAGCGTCGAACGCTTCAGGGTTGGGATGGTTAGCCGCGTCGAACACCATTAGATCAGCGACAAGTTGCGGCGATAAATCACCCCACGTCGCCAGCAGAACGGCGGTTGGGGATGGCAAGTTGGCAGAGCGCAAGTCGGCAGAGCTCAAGTCGGCAGAGCTCAAGTCGGCAGAGCTCAAGTTGGCAGAGCGCAAGTTGGCAGAGCGCAAGTCGGCATAGCGCAAGTTGGCAGAGCGCAAGTTGGCAGAGCGCAAGTCGGCATAGCGCAAGTTGGCAGAGCTCAAGTTGGCAGAGCGCAAGTTGGCAGAGCGCAAGTTGGCAGAGCGCAAGTTGGCAGAGCGCAAGTCGGCAGAGCGCAAGTCGGCAGAGCTCAAGTCGGCAGAGCGCTCCGCTGCTCGCTCGTTTGCGACGAATCGAATCACCGCATCTCGTAGCGTCTCAGCCTCACCATCGCGGACAATGACTGCGCCCGTGTACCTGTTTTTGATTTCGATCATCGCTTCCCCCTCGCACGTTTACGTGCTTCTAATCTTCATTAAAACGAACCCCACAAGACTCCCTGTGGTCTCACACTCAGAATCTTTCAGTTTATGATCGAAGCACGGTTCATCTTCTCTACATCCACAGATAAAGGTCTTGATTGGTTCGGGTTGTGTTTGGGTGGCGTTCATTTCTGTGTCTCTTGCGCCGCAAACCGTTTCGCCATGTCGCGCACTTCGCTCTCTGTAAGGCTATGAAACGTCACGTCGTATCTGTTTTTGCGAAACTCGGAATCGCCGAACGACGCGCCAGTCACGTAAATTCCAAAGTTGCCTTCCTTCGCGCCGAACAGTTCCGACAATTCTTCGCGCTTCGATTGCACGTTCGCGGCCTCTTGTTTGCGCGCCTCAATGTCGGCCTTCTTGCGCTCGACTTCTGCGTCCCACGCAGCGGCTTCATCGGCTGTCGCGATAGAAAGAATGCGCCCACGAGTAAAGCTAATACCCGACCAGTCAGGCTCTTTTGACCAGCGCGACGGAGTGCCGCGCTTGAACTTGTTTTTGTAGCCGTCAAGGTGAACTTGAGTCGGAGTCAGATGAATAACCGTATGAAGATCACCGCGCCCGCGTGAATAGCGATCGCTCACCCAGACCCGATCTCCTATAGCAATATCAGTCAGCGGCTTTGGCTGGTCTTGATCTCTTATGGTGGCTGCTTCGGTGTTTGGCATGAATGTTCCCTCTAGGCTGCTTTGAGTTGTGACTGCTTTAACTTATTCCGCAACCTTGCGTGTTCGACCGCGTGATCGGCATGGCATAGCCAGACAACTTCTAAGGCTTTGGAATAGTCAGGGTGGTGGCCCTCAGACTTGGGATTGCCGCACTTTTCACACGGTTTTCGCTCTACTCGTCCTGTATTAATGGCAGCGATGAGCAGTCTACGGGCGCGACGCTTTTGCTGCGCATATTCGTTTTCTGAGTCCCAACGCAGCGACGGCGGAATATCTTCGCGGGAAAGTCTTACGATTTTCTTAAGCGCGGCGGCGTGGTGTTGATGGACACGTTCAACAGGCTGAATGCCCAAAAGCGCCGCCACCTCGCCCCAGCCAACACGCCCCACCTTGATCACGCCATACCTCAGAACAAGAATGTTTTGCTCGTCGCGTCCGAGCAGGTGCAGGTGGCGAAACAAAAAGTCCCTCACCCGCCGCTGTTCTTGCATTCCGATGTATAGGTGCTTCATGGGCTTTGAAGCATTCTAAAGAACCTTTAAGACAAAAGTCAAGACTTTTCGCACTTAAATTTAATGGGGCTAAAACTAGGCGGTTTTTAGAGGAAGGAGATCACGCAGTAGGCAACGCCAGTGATGGCCGCTCCTCTGCGATACTTCTTAAAAGCCTCATCCACGAAGACCGTATCTCCGCGCTTAGGTTTTCGCTCTGTGGATACCAGGATCAGTTCCCCTTTTGGGGTTTCCACGACAAGGGTGTGCGAGGGTGCGGGGAGAAGGCGGTCAATAAGATCAATGCGTTCCATTTTGGCGGAACCTCCCAAAATTAGATGGATGCCGGGGCGGTCAAACGGGGACAATTATGGACTGTTCTTACTTTTACGCGCGGGAAGGTTGCGAGGGCTGCGCAGATCATGATCCTGCTGGTATGTGTCCAGTCCTTTTTGAACCAATGCAAAGCAAACATAGCTGAGGGAGCGTTCTTCATACTCGGCTATCCGCTCTAATTCCGCACGAAGGGTAGGCGTAGCGAGAAACCCGATCATTTTGGCATCGCGGTTCTCCTTAGGCACGCGCTTTTTTACCATCTCTTAAGACTCCTCTGCTAGATTTATCTTCCTAAATAATTTCTATTGACTTTCAAAAACCTTTAAGGTTATTCTTAGGCCGATGGCTAAGAAAAAGAAAAAAACAGATTTAGTGCTCGTGGGAGCGATGGTTACGCCCGTCACGGCGGAAGCCCTCAAGCTCGTAGCCAAAGCTGACGACCGATCCGTTTCAAAAGTTATCAAGAAGCTGATCGATGAATCGCCAGATGTTCAGGGCGCGATTAAGCAAGTGTCAGCTGCGTAGCTCGTTTGCTCCAAATTAAGGCTGCCTGAAAGTCGCAGCCGAAAACGCGGGCATGGGGGAATAGGGGTTTTCCTTAGTGGACTGAGGTTAAGCCTAAAGCAAGAAAATCGTCAAGATTCAAAGTTACGTGAAATGTCGGCGGAAGTCAGGTGAGATTGACAGTACGGATACGGACATAGAGGGAAAAATCATGAACGGAACATCAATCAGAAACATCAAGCGGAACCAGTCTGAAATGTTTGTCGGGACTCGGTGTAACAGGTACGGCGACAACAAACAGCGTAAACCCGGTCAGGCTCCGGCGTTCTCTTTCAAGAATTACCGGAAGCAGATCGCGTCAGGAATCGCGGGACTGTTCAGGGCTAGCGAATACCTAAAACACCGCACGAACCGCAGGGCTGAAGCCAAAGGGTGAATCAAGACGCCCGTTTTAGTAAAGAGTGTGGGGCCGCCTTGCGGCGAAGGAGAAAGACGGTGAAGCTAACCAAAAACCATGCGCGGAAGGTTTTAGGGGTCGTGGATGCTGGTCTTGTGTCCGGCTTAGGCGTCGCGAAGCCGGGAAAGATGTGCGTTGAAGCGGCCATCTGCTATGCGCTCGAATTACCGCACGGCGATCAGCCGGAGTGCGTAGCGAATTGCATCCGGCGATACAAAATCCGAATCAACGATGCAGCGTGGTCAAGTAATGCGGCCCGAACCGCAGGGATGAGACGCGCGGCGATCGCTCAACTTGGAAGCGAGTTCCTTGACCTGCCTGAGAATCGCCAACTCCGTAAAGAGTTCGTGATGCACCTCGCGGAGCAAGTGATTCGCCAGATTCTTCCCGTCACGCTTCGCGCTACCGCGCTGAGATTCAAAGATAAAATTCACGCTGGAGCCATTGTCGAAGCCGCGCTCCGCTGCGAGAACGAGGGCACGCGAGAGGCCGCCGAAAACGCCCGTAAGGCGTGCCGTGCTGCTTATGCTGCTTATGCTGCTGCTGCTGCTTATGCTGCTGATGCTGCTGCTTATGCTGCTGATGCTGCTGCTGCTGATGCTGCTGATGCTGCTGCTTATGCTGCTGATGCTGCTGCTTATGCTGCTGATGCTGCTGCTGCTTATGCGCGAGCTAAAGCCCGCGATGAAATCCTGAATATCGCCGCTGAAATCTGCGTCCAAGCCTGCATCAAATTCAAAACGCCGGGAAGTAAGTGGTTAGACCTCGCTCCAAGGCAAAAGAAAGCGGCTTGAGCGAGCGAAAAAGTGAGCCACGCACCCAGATAGAAACGGGCGTCCATGAATGCCCGAGGCTTTGACAAATAGGATTCAGGGATTGAGGCCCAAGGTAGTTCTCAAGGCGTCCGACACGTCAACGAATCGAAGCGGTAAACCGCGAGAGTAAAGCAGATGACCTTTGAACAGGTAATGCGCGAACGGCTAACGAACTGCGGCATGTTTCCGGCTCAAGTTGATGCGGTTGTCGAGCGAGTCAAGGCCGCGCCGGAGAACGAATCAATGGCGCAGCAGTGGAGCGATAACGCGAACGGCTACCCGCCGCAAATGCTTGGCGTTCTCTGGTTGACGGTCAAACGCCACGGCCTTGAGTACATCGACGCGGAGTGCCCGCAAGCATGGTTCAGGCCGCTATTCGCAGATGAAGTCAAGCCGGAAAGCGGGATCGGGCATATCACAAATCCCAAAGCTGCGACGGCGTTCTAAGGGAAGGTAAAGCAATGATCGGAAGCATGTCGATTCACATCCTGCCCGCGAATCCTGCTGGCCCGTTTCCGCGTCACCGATGGGACTTGTACTACGGCAAAAAAATAATCGCTTATGCCCAAACGAGATTAGGTGCCGAGCGGGCCAAGAAAGAGATCGCCAAGATTCTTCCGGCAATGCCCGATCCTCGGATACCAGTTAAGCCCTTAACGGACGAAGAAAGAGAAGAAGCGGATCGCGTGGCGCACTACGAAGCGATCAATGGAGTCGTCACGATAGATCGGCGAAATCAGAATCGGCCGGGGATGAACGAAAAGTTGATCTGCTGGCGGCTGAACCGGACGGAGAGAATTGAAGCATTTAGGTATGGAATTGTGAGTCGCATAGTCCCTGGTGGAGTGTGAGAGAGATGAATGAAGCGCCGAACATGACAGGTATTCACGATTCAGCGACGTGCAGATGCGAGATGTGCGTCTGGGCGGATTCAGTGGAGCGTCGGGAGCAAGTGGAGGCGTTAAATGTCGCGGCCTAAAGGCGGATATCACCTCGCGGACGGCACAAAAGTCCCTGGCGTCACGACCATCATCGGACGCTTTAAGGACTCTGGCGGCATCATCTATTGGGCTTGGGATCAGGGTCGCAACGGGTTCGACTTCCGCGAGACGAAGGACGACGCCGCGCAAGCTGGAACCATCGCCCACGCGCTAGTCGAGTATCACATCACCGGAAAGTCTGACGCGGAAATCACGGCGATGATTGAAGCGGAAAAGGTTTCGCCGGAGATTCTGGAAAGAGCGAACCGCGCCTATGAAAACTATTTGAATTGGGAACGAACCACGAAACTCTCGGTGGTCAAAACGGAAATGGCCCTAGTGTCTGAGAAGTATAAATTCGGCGGCACGTTTGACGGAATCGCAGTTGTGGAAATTGACGGCGTACGAAGCCTCGCAGACTGGAAAACTTCATCGGCTATCTATCGGGATGCCTTGGTACAGGTAGCGGCGTACAAAGCTCTTTGGGAAGAAAACTTCCCTGATCAGCCAATCGAGGGCGGATTCCATCTATGCCGATTCAGCCGCGACGAAGCAGATTTTAGTCATCACTATTTCGAGAATCTTGATGATGGCTGGCGTCAGTTTATTCTCTTTCGAGAAGCGTACGACATCGACAAAAGGCTCAAGAAGCGAGCCGCATAAGGAGTCTTATGGATTTACAAGAAATTTTACAGCAGCCAGACGGGTTCACGCCGCCAGAGGTGACAGTAAAGATCGACAAAGTTTACGAGCGAAAATCGGGCGAAGGTGAACATGGCCCGTGGTCGTTTCAAACACTACAACTGGCCGGTGGCGGGCGATTAAAACTAAAGAATGTCGATGCTGTCGGAAACGATAAGGCCGGGCAAACGGTCATACTCAAAGCGAACCATTCAAAGCAGCACGGACTGACAGGTCTTAGCGTTCAGCATGAGCAATACAGAGATAAGACCTTCGATCAGATCGTTGTTACGGGCTCGGCCAAGTGGGAATGGCAGAACGGAAACGGAACAACTGCGCCGGCCAAATCGAACGGGAACGGTCACAAGCCTGACACCCGCGTAGAGTATTCGGCGCCACAGAGATACGACGCCGAAAGTTTTAAGACGCACCTTCTGGGCTGTGCCGATGTTGCCATTGAACTCATTACTGCTTTGAACCTTGTGGACGATCAGGCCAAGCAAGCCTGCTTCGCTACGGTCTGCATTGACGCGCAGCGTCACAACGTCATCCTGGGCGATTCTCCGGCCTCTGAGCCGCCGCAGGGCAATCTAATGGCCGAGCGCAAGGAAGCGCTGATGAAGGGCGTGCGGAGCGCGTGCAAGCTGCTAAACGATGAAGGCTACGAGCCGCCATTCAGCCCAGCCAGACTTGACCAGTACGTGAACGAGAAGTTTGAAACGACCAAGGGCGCTGCCGGTCTCTCCTTCGAGCAGACAGAAGATTTGATTCAAGCGTTAAGCGAGAAGCTAGACAACTTCCGGCTGAATAAATCTGTCGGCGACGATCAATCGGATGACGACGTGCCCTTCTAGGAGAAACATGGACGACAAAGACAAGAAACCGCAACGCGCCCTAATCACCTATCGCACCAAAGAACTAAAAGCGAATGCGAAATGGCCAGACTGGCGAGAGCGTGAAATTGACGCAGCCAAAGACGGGCCCGACGCGATGGCGCAGTTTTACGACCGGAGGACGTGGCCGTCAATGACTGGAGCAATCGAGGTCAGGGGCATTACCTGGCTTCGAGACGATGGATCGTTAAGCGAAGAAGTCGTTTAAGGCTTGCGCGGGGGGCGTGAGAAGGCAACTGAGGGCGCGTCGCGCAACGGATATTTGAAAGAGATTCATTGGTGACAGGTAGGTGGTGGATAAGCCTATCTAAGCGGTTTGTCGTGTCGATCCAAGGCATGATGCGGCCAATGTATCGAGAGAGCGGTCGAAGTCGGTGGCTACATGCCGCTGGCGACTGCGGGGAAACTCCAGCGTGTCGTGTAGGCGGCGACACTCGCTCTTGAGTTCTCAGAACTTTTGAAGTGTGAAGCCATAGGGCAACTAAAGACGTTCGTTACGTCAACGATTCGTGGGCCGGTAAACCGGCCAGAGGTAAAGCGCAATGAAACTATTCGCATCGTTCAGTGAGGCTATTCGAGAAGGGGCGAAGCTCCGGCCGCAGTCCTTTCGCCAGATGTACCGCGATGGAAGCACGTGCGCGATAGGCGCGGGCTATGAAGCAATGACAGGCGGTCTGGAAGGCGTTAGCGCTGCGGTTCCTGAATTAGAATACCCCTACCTCAAAGAGCCTTCAACTTGTCCGGTTAGTCAATGCCAAGACGAAGATGCCGTGGACATGACTGACGTAATCATTCACTTAAACGATAGCCACCGCTGGTCGCGCGCCGATATTGCAGACTGGCTCGAAAAAGAAGAAGAGAAACTTGGTTACGTAACGCTGACTGAGCGAGCGGAAAGCGAGCCACGCACCCATAACGTAACGAACGCCGTGGAATGCCCTATGGTCGCACAAAAAGGAATCAGGTGAGATGTGCAGAAAAGTAGGACACGAATCCAGGGGAAAGGCAGAGGCGCATATCAGGTCACTACTGCGCCGGCAAGAAATGATTCCAGATCGAAAGAATCCCTTGAAGTTACATGTCTACATCTGCGCAGAGTTTCGATGCCGAGCAAGGCCGTATCACGTTGGGCATGGTAACCGGAAAACGTAAGTTGAAAATCTATGGAGAATAAGAAATGAAGTTGACAATTTGGCCGGTTGAATTGGGAAGCAACCGTGACTGAAGACCCTTTAGCGGGGTGCTCTGGTTACTGATTCTTGTCTTCGGATTTGAATTGCTTCCCAAAGCGCCAGGCATCTCGCTAAGGGGTTTTTGTTTATGGGTACATCACGCCTTCAGGCCCAAACTGTAAAAGAGGTTGATCGAATCTTTGGCTGTCACGCGGTTCAAGAAAACGTGCGCCCCGATTGGCTTAGGAATTCAGAGGGCCAACGCTTGGAACTCGACATCTACATTCCAAGCATTCGTACGGCAATCGAAGTGCAGGGGCCTCAGCATTATCAATTCTCGTCGCATTTCCACAAAAACGCCAAGGGTTTTGAGCGCCAGATCGAGGCCGACAAGCAGAAGCGAGCAGTCTGCGAGCGGCGAGGTATCCGGTTTTACGAGGTCGCATCTGAGGGCGATCTGCGGGAGGCGATAGCTTCTATTCGCAAGGTGTCTACACGGCCCGACTCGAAACATCTTCAGTATCAGCGCGAACAACAAGAGCAATTTAACAAAACCGTTCTGTGTCGATACTCAGGGCCGCGGATCGCCGAATGTGAGCGCAAGCTGGAACGGGCGCGCGCCATCCTCGCAGGGGAAATCAGCCGCGAGACGCCTGAAACATTTCACTATTGGGAGACTGCACAGCCGAGACTCTATGCCGAATCGCTAGTGGAACGATGGGAGCGCAACCTCGCCCGAGCGACGGACATAGCAGAACGAGAGCTTCGCCGCAGAACCAAACCGCCTCGGAAAATGGCCCGAGTGCGGCGACGAGAGAATAAGGATTTTGACCGCCAGCGGTTTGCGACAGGACGGAGAGCGGCATGAAAGACGAAGCCGTAACCGACCTAACCCGAGGCGTCTACCGCCGTCTGTACTCCGGCTTCACAACCGGCCAACGAATCAATCGCCTCTCACTCCAAGCCGAGGCGTGGTTCTGGCGAATTCTTGTCACCGTGGACGATTTTGGCAACGGCCACGCCGATCCCGACCTCTGTCACGCCAAAACCGCAGGGCGACGATTATCGAAAATCAGTGCCAAACAAGTTTCTGGGTGGCTTCGGGAGATGAAAGAGGCGGGCCTGATTGAATTCTACGAAGCCAAAGGCGAGCCATATCTACACATTGTCGGCTTTGAGGATTCGCAACCGGCAGGGCGAAACGGTAAGCGTATTAAGCGATTTCCGAGCCTTAGTGAATCCGGGTGCATCCAGGTGAATCCAGATTTATCCGGTTTCGACGTGTCACCCGAGAACACTAACGATACCGAGAACACTAACGAGGACGATACCGAGAACGTGCCGCGCGCTGCGCTTGCGGTTTCCATCTTCGATTACTGGCGAGAACAAACCGGCCACGGCCAGGCGGTGTTCACGGACAAGCGCAGGCGGCGCGTTATTGCTCGCTTACAGCAGGGTTATTCGCCTGAGCAAATCCGAGCCGCGATAAGGGGATGCCGAGCGTCACCGTTTCACCAGGGCCAAAACGATACCGGGATGAAGTATGACGATTTGGAGTTGATTTGCAGGGACGGAGAGCGCGTCGAGAAGTTCATGGCGATCTTGGAAAACGGAACAAACGGAAATGGAAACAGCAAACCTTCAGCATCAGCAAAGCGAGTTGATCAACTCAGGTCTAACCTTGAGTTCATACGATCAGGCGGTCGCGCAGCTAATCGTTAAGAGTCGCGTGGCGTCGGGAATGCCGCCGCTCGAAAACGAAGAGTTGATGATCCACGTCGCAACGTGGTCAGAGATTCTATTAGGGGCCGTACCAGAGAATCGTTTGGCTGACGCCTACGTGAGAGCGATGCAGGACAGCGACAACACGTACACCCTGACCGCGCCGCAGTTGATACAGGGGTTCCGTTCGCTCTGCGCCTCCGAGCGAAACGCGCTAGCGCAAACCACGAATCTCCTGTCCGGTGATGTCTGCAAGAAATGTTTCGGCTCAGGTCTCTACGTGCCGGAAGGAAAAGACGCGCAAGGATACAAACTGCCGGCGCAAAGATGCGATCACGTTCCGGTTGAAGACCCTGACGATGTGTCGATGTTCTGATGAAATTCAACGCTTCAAATTCACACTGGCTAGAGCGAAGCAGGGTATGTCCTGCGCCAAAGGGATGCGGGAACAGGTTGTCACTTAGCCAGTTTTACGCCTGCAACGCACGGCCTAATAAGGCGTCAGCGTATTGCCGCGATTGCACTAAGAAAATGATTTACACGAGACGCGCAGCATGATCTGTGTTCAGTGTTCACATCCAGTATTCGATCCTCAGGATTGCATAGACGGCCTATGCGATGGATGTGTAGACAAATTACTAGCGCCTCGTTCCGCCTCGGATGATTTGGATTCTAAAGGACGGTTTAAGACAACCGGAACAGAGCGGATCACAAGAAGGTCTGCGCCTTCAGGGGTGATAACGCGGGTTAAGACAGTCGCAGCATGAACGCTCAATCATCTTTAGACTTTGATCGCTTCTTTGGAGGAACGGCAACCGCGCCTCCACTGAAAGACGATGAGTACATACCGCAACTCAGCCGGAACACGGACCCGAAAAGTTCACACCGGGCCGAGCAAGAACTCAGACGAAGCGGAGCGCTGCGAGGACAAACGAAAATGACGTTGGAATTAGTCACACAGTATCCAGGGAAAACGAGTAAGGAACTTGCGGGACTCGGCACTCTTGATCGGTACGTGCTGGCGAAACGATTAGCAGACTTGCGGAAGATTCATCGTGTGTATAGCTCGCAGATCGGGAATGAAGATTTGCGTTGGTGGCCGAGCAGTGAGTAACCCTTCAAGACTTAATGGAGACTGTGCAGTATGGGAAAGAGCAGAAATGGTAGTAGCAGCACATCAGCTTATTAATCAAACCTCTGGCGAAGTCGAATATTACACACCCGTCGAGATCGTTGAGGCCGCGCGCCGTGTTATGGGCGGAATCGATCTTGATCCGGCGAGTAGCGAGAACGCGAATCGAATCGTCAAGGCAACGCGGATCTTCACCGCGCAAGATGACGGACTTGCCCGGCTTTGGCATGGGCGCATCTGGCTCAATCATCCATTCGGTCGCGCGGAGGAAGCGTGTGGGGCATCGTGCATTAAAGAGCATATCCACCACGCCTACCCTTACCACGGCAATACAAAGTGGATCGCAAAACTTGTACGCGAGTATTACGAAGGCCGCACGGTCGAAGCCTGCAATATCACTTACGCGGCAACATCCGAGGCTTGGTTTCAGCCGCTCGCAAGGCTTCCTCAGTGTTCTCTGGTTCCGCGAACCAACTATCGCTTACCGGATGGAACGATCAAGAAAGGCGTGTCGAAGGGAAGCGTCGTCACTTACTTTGGAAAGAACGTCGCTGCCTTCGCTCGCGAGTACAAGAGCTTCGGCGTCGTGAAGGTTGAATTTAGAGATTGAAACCACGGGTGATTTAAGAGGCTCGGTGCTTTGGGAGATCGTGAGCGCGTTCCGCGCGAGGGTAAATGAGCGCAGTAATTCAAGAAGAATTGGTTTCGATTGAGCGGGCGATTCCGATGCGTCGCGTGTGGGCGATGCCTTCTCCGAACACCTTTGACATTCCACCGATCCGCGCCTTAGTGAAATCGTATCTCTACCAGTCGAAAGTGAGCGTTGATCCGTTTGCGCGAAACAAGCGATGGGCGACGTACACCAACGACTTGAATCCTGAAACAGCCGCAGAGTCTCACGTGGACGCACTTGAGTTCCTAGCAATGCTTGAGGCGCGCAAGGTCTCCGCCGATTTGGTCATATTCGATCCGCCATACTCGGCACGACAGGTGGCGGAGTGTTACGCGCAAGTTGGGCGCGTAACGACTATGCAGGACACGCAGGGCAAGTCTTGGGCAGATTGGAAGTCCGCTATCGCTCGAATATGCGAGCCGGAAGGAATTGTCATCTCGTGTGGCTGGAACACGGTTGGCATGGGAGTTAAGCACGGGTTTGTTACCGAGGAAATCTTGCTCGTGAGTCATGGCGGCGTTCACAATGACACTATTGTTACCGTGGAACGAAAGCGCGAGTCGGCACAATTCATGTTGATAGGAGACGACGATGGAGCGATTTCCTGACGCAGTAGAGTTTCACCCCTGCGCGATTGTTGGGGCGGACGATGAAGGTAAAGAACTCATGGAGCAATGCGAAGCGGGCGACCCTGCGATAGCGTGCTGGTCGGTTTACTGGCACGTAACCGGCAGCGGCCTGCTTCATGTTGAGGACTTCAAGACGCAAGAAGAAGCTCGGCAGGCGGCAAGCCTTCTTGAGAAAGCGCTGGACGTACTCAAGTGAACATTTTGGAAAGTGCGAGCGAATCGCGCGAGCGGAAAGCGAGCCCAGATAACAAGATAGAAACGGACCCCGGAGTACTACCTATGGTCGCGCACAGATGAATCAGAAGTTTTGAAGCCAGCAGGGCATTCCCTGACGACCTTGCAGCAAGGACGACCGCTCACTTTTTCGTTCGCAAAGAAAGAATGAAGATTATGCAAACAGAACAACCAGCGCAGACCTGTTTAGTTTGCGGTCCCGGCGTCGCGTGTCTCGGTCATCCGGCCAGACACCGCAGAGAAAAGCGACCCGTTGAAGCTCTCGTAATCCCCAAAGGCGAGTGTCCCGGCTGCGTAGCGTTTTGGGAAAGAAACCCACGCCTCGAAGGGGCGTCACTTACTGCAATCGCCGCGTCAGGTTTCCGACGCGCTGAAGATTGGGCCAGTGTTTTGCTACCCGAATAAAAACAACAAGCGAGAGCTGGACTGGCGTCGGGTGTTTAATGTTAGAAACACGCGCACGAAGGACGGCTGTTTTCAGATTGAACTACTTGAGGGGTGGTTCGAGCGTAATCAAATCGGGGAAGTTTGGATGGACAGTCAAGCGACGCTTCGCGCGCACGCCGCATGACGCTACGTACCTGCGTGGGACTCAGGAACTCAGACCGTAAGCAGGAAGGGTATTGTGCTTCATTATCCTAATGCTTGATGTACATAGGAGGGGAACGATCCTAATGGGTGAGTGTAAACATAAATCCGTGGGCTATTGGCCTGAGTCGAACGAGGAAGGCTGGAAGTGCTTAGACTGCAATCAGAAGCTAGGTGAGCCTGCCGGATACTCACCACAACTAGATCGTTCGCACACTTACGACAAAGTGTTCGGCATTCTCGATGAAATGCACAACGCGCACTTTGTTTATTGCTCTAACGGAACAGGCGCAGACATTCTCACTCAAGACGTAGTGAATCAATGCGAACGCACAGGACTCTACGATCAAGTTTCAATCATGCAGTACATCTTGGTTTTGGGGTTCGGCACGCACGCGCAGTTCTGGAAAGAAATTGGCGACGGAGTAGTAAGCGGCAACGACTTGCGCGCCCGATGTCATTGCGGACAACTTGCCACCTCGTTCGGCAGGGTCAATACGTGTTCAGAACACATAAGCACCGAGATGTTCGCAGCATGAGTACAAAGGTTTCACAAATAGCAGAGTCTCCGCTGATTAGTTTCGAGCAAGCCTCGGAGATTTTACCGCTGCATCACACGACCTTTCGGCAGCGCAAAGCTGGCACGGAAGAGTTGACCCACGTTCGGTTAGGGCGCCGCGTGTTCCTGGTTCGGAGTGAAGTTGAAGCATTAGCTTTCAAGTTAATCAAATCGGCAAGGGCAGAAAACGAGCAGCGTAAAACATTGCTGAGACTGGCTAGTTAAACCTATGATTCGCCGCGTGATCAAACCTATCAAGAATAAGAAGTCCGGTAAGCGCGAGTGGCAGCTTGATATCCGCGTGAATCGGAAGCGAATCAGAGCGACCTTTGCGACTCAGGCCGACGCTGAAACTGCGGCGTATAAAATCCGGCGAGATAAACAACTGAAGAAGTTTGGCATCCGTACGACCGTTGATGCGCCCGCGTTTCTCGAATTAATCGAAAGACGCTGCGCGACGATCCGCAGCAAGAAGGAAAAGACGCGAGCGCGCACCCTGCTCACTCGGCTGGCTGACTTAATGCCTCGCGGCGTTGCGGTGGATCAGGTTACGACGCCCGATCTTCAGCGTTATGTTGACGCTCGGTACGCGGTGGGGATTAGTCCTGAGTCAGTCAAGCGCGAATTGAACACGATAGGTTCCGCGCTCTACGCTGCGAGAATTCTTTATCCACAGTTGGGACAATGGATCGTGCCGAAGATACCCAGACCCAAAGGTAAGAGCCGGAGACGCGAGCGATACATCACGCAAGAGGAGCGGTGGGCGATTATTGACTGCCTTATGAGTGATAGGCGACCGCTGGAGACTGATGCCGACGCAAGGGCAAGGCAGACAGTGGGACTTCTCTTTCAATTCGCTCTAGCGACCGGAATGCGCCACGGGGAGATAGATAAACTTGAGTGGGCGCACATTGGCGAAACGGATATCCAAGTACGCGAGACGAAGAACCCGAAGAACCGATATGTTCCGATCACGTCTGCGATGCGCCGAATTCTCGAACGTCGTGCCTCAGAAACGAAATCTCGATTCGTGTTCACCCGAAGCGGTCAAACAAGCCCGAAGTTCTATCGCGTTCTCGCGGCCGGCTGTCGCGACGCGGGAATACCTTACGGTAACGATCAGGACGGCATCATCATTCACGATTGCCGCCACACGTTGACCACGGACTTGCTTAGGGCAGGGACAGACCTGTCAACGATTCAATCGATCACCGGACATTCGGATCGAACGATGATCCTCTACTACTCGCATCCGAGCGGTGAAACGAGAAGTCGCGCCGCGAAGGTTATGGAAGCGGTTTTAGAGCGGAAAATAGCATGACGTGGACACTTTTTGGACTTAGAATCAGGTGGTGAATAGGAAAACATTGGCGATTAATCTCAAGATTGGCTCCGCAGGTAGGACTTTTCTAGTTCTCGCCATCCTTTCGGAAATCTCAATCTTTCGACAACTCGCCGATCTATTCACTTATACCGAGTGGATGAAATGGATAGTTAATGTTCCGCGTGGACAGAAAACGGACTTCCATTACATCTGAAAGCAGCGTGAAAATATTGAATCGCACAAGTCTGGAACCTAACTGGAGCGCCCGCGCCGCGATTGAGAAATGGCTTCGCGGATGGCTGTGCGGTGGCCCGCATTTCATCGTCGGCCGGAAAGACGATCCTTATCTTCTGCGTTGGTACGTCATTCCGCGTAATCCGTGGCTGAGTATTTACATTCACAAGTTCATGCGTGACGACGAAGATCGAGCGCTACACGATCACCCGTGGTGGTTCGTCTCGTTCATGCTAAAGGGTTGCTATTGGGAGATCGTGACCGGCGGCAAGTGGGTGTTTCGGCGTTGGCTGTCCGTGGGTATTCGTCGCGCAACGCATCGGCATCGCGTAGTTCTGTTGAAGCGGGGCGGCGTAGCGCGGCAACCGATCCCCTGCTGGACGCTGGTTATCACGGGGCCGCGTATTCGCGAATGGGGTTTCTGGTGTCCGAAAGGCTTTGTGCCGTGGCAGCAATTTACCGCGCCGAATAACCCAGGCGAAGTTGGACGTGGTTGCGAATGAGACCAAAAGGCCCAGACAGAATGAACGACAAAGATTCTTGTCCATTCTGTTTCACTCCATACAGCCAAAGAAGTAGGGCTTGTGATGAATTATTTTGTAGACCAAAAGCAGGATCAGACAGACCGCCAGCTTCCCTCGTCAGTATTCCTGAGAAGGCTGATGTGGCTATTGGCGAAGGGTATGGTCTGTTATTTCAGGCTCAAGGAGATCGGCTTTAGCTCGCTTTATTTGTCATGTTGATGACTCTGACATACGACCGGGACGTAGCTGGCATTGACGGATCGATTACCGTCCCGTTGCCCGGAGAAAACCTGTTTACAGGGAAAGCGATTTGCCGATCCGCGCCCATTCCTAGTGGGACACTTGATCCATCCGCCACTGTCGGCACAGTTATAGCTCGTGATTTTCCGCGATACTCACATGCTGTTAGAGGAACGCTGCGCAACGAATTGCGCGACCCTTCGCGAGTGGTTCTAAACATCGCGGAAATCGTAAGCCGTAACGAACTTTTATTTTTTAACGCATCGTTGCCCCTGTCCTTCCTCTTTCGCGAGTGGTTAGCAGGGGCTTCGGTAGCCCGATTGGGGACGCCTGATCGGGTTTCTTTTTGAAATGCACCAAAGTCAACTACAGCCGGAGGCAAACAAGTTTCACGTCGGCAACAGTGACGACGGAAAGCATTATTGGCTCACACCGCCGGAGTTGTATGAGGCTTTGAACGCGGAGTTTCGATTCACGTTTGATCCGTGTCCGTATCCGTTGCCGGAGAACTTTGACGGGCTTACATGCGAATGGGGCGAATCAAACTACGTCAACCCGCCGTTCGGTTCGATCATTCATAACGGTAAGAAGAAAGGCCCGACTGCGTGGGTTCGCAAAGCAATCGAGGAACACAAGAAGGGCAAAACGGTGGTCTTGGTCTATCCGGTTGATAAGTGGGTGCTGATGATTCTGGAAACGATTGGATCCACGGTGCGGAACCTGGGCGACGTGCGCTGGCTTTCAATCGAAGATCACAAACCGGGAAAAGGGACAGGGCGGCACATCGCTGCGTTCGTGTTACGCAACACACAACCCACCAGCGCGGTTAGCGGGGATTTAGAACATAAGCAGGAAGGGTTCTGGGTAGCATGAAACTGAATGATTTTGATTTGAATTTATTCGGGCCTTTTCTTTTTGAGGTGAAGTGAGAATGGCTAGAACCAAACGCCAGCCGCGCTATTCGCATTTCTTGAACTGCGTGACGTGCGGGACGCCATCAAAGGGCGCGGTGACTGCCGAATGTGCGGCAGAGGTGCAATGGTGTGATAAGTGTGAACAATTCACACCGCACGCCGCTAAGACGGTGAAATGTGTTTGTGAATGCGGCCACGTTCATTTCAAAGACGCTGCGCTTCGGGGTATCTGAGAGGAAAGAGATGGCAATCGAGAACTGGAAGCAACTACTTATTGAGTTGGCGAAATGTGAGCCGGGCAAAGGACTTGTTCTGCCGCCATCAAAAACCAAAGGCTATCGCTATTGCATGTCGCAAGGATTTATTGAGCGGCTTGGCGTGCCGGGAATAATCGAAATCGCGCGATTGACGGCTAAGGGTCGGCGCGTAGCCAAGGAAGCAAGACCATGAACGGCGAACAGTGGGAATACTATCGCGGTTACTACATCGACCTTCAAGAGCGTGCGGGCGAATGGTGGGGCTTCGTTCACGACGAACTACAGAACAGCGTTCACGATGCGCGCGGCGAAGATAAAGACGAAGCGCGGGATAACGCGCAGCTTTGGATTGATGATCAGGATTAGCATCGGACGCCGTACCAGAGCGAGAAAACGGAGACCGTGACGACAAAGTTAGAAGGGTTCTGGTTCTCATTAACAGAAATGAATTTATTTTCTGAAAGCAACGGTAATTCAGCGACGCCCGTTTCGATGTAGTTTCGTGGCTCGCTCGCAAAGAGGTGGAGATGGAAGATCGAGAATTAGATAAGCAGATTGGCGTGAAGGTAATGGGTTGGGACTGGATGACTGGCGCGGATAAGGTGGGCGCGTCAATACTCCCACGCTACTCCACGGACATCTCCGCAGCAATGGAAGTAGTCGAGAAGATCGCCGCGCCAGGACTCCACTTCATGTCGGACTATTTAATCCAGCGTAACGGACAAAGGCGGTGGTTTGCGCAATTTCTAAAAGACGGACTAACAGACGGTTTGCACAATGAATGGATTGAAGCCGAAACCTTCCCCAAAGCAATCTGTCTAGCTGCTCTAGCAGCAATCGAAACGAAATAGATGCGTTACGCGGTTCACAGAAAAGATGCCAACGAGAAGGCAATCGTGAGCGCCTTAGAGAAGATCGGCGTCAAGGTTCAGAAGTTAGGCGGCAAAGGAATCCCCGATCTTCTTGTGGGTCACCGTCAACGTTTGGTGCTTTTTGAATTGAAGGACGGCGCGAAGAAGCCAAGCGCACGAAAACTGCGTCCCGGCCAGAAGGAGTTTGCGGAGAAATGGGCGGGCTATCCGATCTTCAAAGTTGAGACTTTAGCTGACGCATTCGCAGCGCTTGGAATTGAGGTTGCGGGTTGAGGGAGTTTAGGTAATGGCAGACACGATCACGAAAGCAGAAATGAAGATGCTCGAAAAGATGTTCGCTTCTGAGATTGCGCAAGCGTTCTATCACAAGAGTCTGCCGCGCTGTTTCCAATCGAAGGCCAAGATTCTCGACGCAATGCAAGAAAAGGGATTGGTGGATGCCGTCGAATTCACATTGGGCGGACAATTCCCGATGACGATTCACGGCTGGATTCTGACGCACAGAGGCCGCATAGCCTATTGCGAGACGTGTTGAAGGGAGTTGAACAAAGTTCTCCAATCTCTCGCTAAAGTGTTGTAAAATAAGATAGTTTCACATGGTTCAGGTTCAGTTAAAACTGAAACTCACTCCGCGGCAAGAGCGCCAGCTTAACCGCTGGCTTTGCCATCTAACCGCCGTGTGGAACTGGGGCGTAAAAAAGATCGAGAACGACGCTCGTGACCGGGTGTTCTATACGCCGAAAGCCTTTCAGAATCTTCTGGCGAACCATTCCCAGAAGGTGGAGATTCCAAGTCACGTGCTTCAAGGGATCTTGGCCGATGCGTACCTCGCGTGGTCTCGATGCTTCAAGGGTATTGCTCGCAGGCCGCGACTCAAAGGATTCCGCAATCGACTCAACAGTATTCCGCTAATCGATCCGGTAAAGCGATGGCCCGATCGCCGCATAAGCATCCCGACTCTGGGGCGCATCCGCCACCACAAACAGGAAGTCCCTGAAGGTAAAGTCAAATGCGGCCGAATCGTTAAGCGCGCAAGCGGCTGGTATCTGTGTCTATTCATAGATGCGGAACCAAACGCGATTCCGCACGTCTCTGATTCAGAGATAGGTATCGACCCTGGCTTTAAGGATTTGCTCGCACTATCGTCAGGCGAGAAGATGTCGCACCCACGAGAATTAGAAGCCTCCGCGTTGCGATTGGCGCAGGCCCAGCGAGGCGTTAACCGCAAACAGGTTGCGAGACTACACGAGCGAATTGCGAATCAGCGCAAGGATCGCAATCACAAGTTGTCGCGACGATTGGTTTCCGAGAATCAGTTAATCGCCTTCAGCGCAGACAATCATAAAAACATCGCAAAGAAGTTCGGCAAGTCCGTCGCATCAAGTAGCCACGGACAGCTTCGATCTATGCTCGCGTACAAGTGCCGTGCAGGCGGTCGTGAGTACATCGAAGTGCCGTCACGAAATTCCACCAAGACTTGTTCGACGTGCGGCGCTCTTTCCGGGCCGAGCGGATGGGCAGGCTTGAAGGTAAGACTTTGGACGTGTGCTCATTGTGGAGCCGAGCACGATAGAGACGTTAACGCCGCTATCAACACGCTCAAGGTCGGGCTTGGAATGAGCCTCGAATTGTCCGCAAGGGCAGCCTGAAATTCGCAATTAAGTAAGCCGCGAAAGTTCATGGGAGTTGATTAATGGAAATAGAAACAGTTTGAATAGGAGCAACCCCTGTGTCAGCAGCCTTAAAACCAAAACCACGTAAGACCCGCGTAACTGAAGCCTTGGCCGAAATCATTCACGGCGCAAACAGTCTCGAACAGACCCGTGACTCGTTGCTGCTGCTCCTTCCTGAACTTGAACCGGAAGAGATTAAAGAGATACGCGACAAGGCGCGAGAGGTTGGAACATGGGCTTGGGTGGTCGAGTGCGCTTGTGATTCTGAGATGTTCAAGCGCCTTGAGTCCAAAGGCGATGACGTGGGCGTGGTCGCGGCGGTTGACAAGGAAGCGTACTTAAAGGGCCAGAGCCGTTCAACGATTTACCGTAACGCCCAAATTATCGACACGCTTGGGAAATTTCTGATCGATCAGAAATTCGCAGACCTGACGGAGAAGGGATTTTACGAGCAAGCCCTGCGAGCGCCCGACGCTGAAGAAGCGTTGGAGGTGTTTGCGCAGAAGAAAGCAGACAACCCTTTTTTCTCGGTCGCGGATGCCCGCAAAGCGGTTGAGGAAATTAAGGAAACCCGAAGCGCGGCGCGAAAGGCTTTTGTTGAGTCCATAGGCGGCGAGAAGCGCAAAGCGATGGCTAACTGGCTTCACTTTGACGCGCACCCTACGCTTGATGCCCTCCGGTTGAGGTGTCCCGATACCCGTTGTGCGGATGATATTCTGGAGATAATCGTGCAACTGCTCGAACGCCACGACGGATTGTTTATCGAGGCCGCAGAGGAAGCGTTGCTCTACGCCTGGGAGAAGGGCTACAACACGGACAGCCTCATGTCAGAGTTTACTTTCCTTCCGGTTTCAGAGGTTCGCCGCGTAATGCTTAATCTTCAAACTGACGGCTATTTCATCAAGCAGCCTCAACAGTGGAAACCAGATCAGGCCCGCGGCGGCCGAGTGTCCGAATGGGTGCGCACAGACAAGCCAATGCCGAAGATCACGATCAAACCTCCGACTGAGGATTACAGAGCCAAACCCGTAGCGGCGTAAGTCCACAAACTAGTTATGCTGAAATCAAATCAAACAAAGGAGTCAATATGCGTATCACATGTCGATCAGGTACTCAGTAGATTTAATGCGTTTCCCAACACAATCTGTGGTTAGTTTTAGCAAGGGCCGATCTACTTTGGAGGTGGATCGGCTTTCTCTTTCGATTTATAGGATCATAAAAATAAGAACCCAGACCTGGCGAGACGACCAGCATTCACAGACGACCGCTCGCTATTGCTCGCAAAAGGAGAAGAACAGAGTGGCTATCATGAAATCAAAAAAGCGGCTGAAACTTAGCGCGACGATGCTTGCTCAGATTGCGAGTTACGCGGACGACTGCGAACAGACCGGATGGTATTACGGCAACAAGGAGCGGTTCTGGAAACGGCATGAGGCAATCAAGGCGTGGCTTCGACAGGAATTAGCGAGGGAGAGCGATATGCTTGCTGTTCATGGAATTACGATCCGCACTGGAATCGAAAGCGCGGAGCGGTTCCGGGCGGACGCCCAAAGAAGAAGAAACCCGCAAAGTAAGTTCAGAGAAAACGAAAGTGTCCGGTAGGTGACTCCATCAGGTTGGAGGAACGAAACATGAGCGGAATAAAAGAACATAGGCGAATGGTTCAGAAGGCGACAGACCTTGGCCTGTTAAAGCCTAACCCGGAACGTGATGCCCGAATGGAGGCCGGCGAAGCGAAGCGTATCGGACTTCGGAATGCTCCGTTGCGGGCCGTGGTAAGCACCGAGGAGTTCACTAATCTCGGGTTGGATGATGACGGCATGATGGTGCGAGCGCCCCGCTGGAAACTAGAATGCGGACACTTGGTATCGCCGCCGGTTGATATGTACGGCGAGCGGTTCCCTGATAGAATGCGGTGCGGCCCATGCCGACAAAGTAAGTTTTGCGACGGCGAGTAATGAGGTAGACCAAAATGACGATCAATCTTCGCATCGGCCCAATCGCAATTACCGACATTCACACTTGGCGCAAAGACCTTTGGGATGCCGGTTGGATCGTTCGTCGTTTCGGAACTGTGCGCGGTACGCGATGGTGGAAGCTGTTGCTTTGGCGGCGGAGCGTGGTGAGGTAGAGAGTCGTGGTAAAATGTCTTTGCGTCTGAGAGAGTCGCAAACGTCTCGTGCTTGGTGCTAGCCGCGCGTAATTCATCAAGCCTCAGTCGTTAGTTCTTTTCAAGCGCTGGCCGAAAGGCCCGGCAGTCCTTAAATCAGCGAGCGTGTACTACTGAGCAATCAGTCTCCAAGGCGATCCGCGAGCTAGAGTACATGGAAAAGCCACGGCCAGAAATGGTCGGCCATATCGCCCAACCGAGTAAGCGTGGTCAGGGCTGTCGCCAATTCACGCAGGCAGCTTCGGTCTAAAAGGATCGAGGCTGTTTGTGTTTTCTAACCTTCCAGCGAACGTAAATAAACCACAAAAGCTATCCTCTAAGACGGTGATCAATCGTCTTAATATCCCTGTAAAGGAGATTTCTGTGAATCGCAGATCGTTTATTTGCACGAGCGCGTTGGTTGCGGCGGCTGTAGCTCTTGCGCCAGCGACTCTTTTTGGTGGGAAGCGTTACGTTCTCTACGGCGACGGGGTTCATGATGACACCCAGGCGCTGCAAGCGTGGTTTGATGGCAAGATTGTTTACTGGCCGGACGGCAGCATAGCGTCAATCCTCAAGAATTCTCCCGATAACCCGTTCAAAGTTGGCGCGGGGCGCGTATTTAATCTACGCCAAACCATTTACATCGAAAGAGGCGCGTATGCTTAACCGTCGATCCATTCACGCATTCGCACTAATCACGATCCTGGTACTCGCCAACTGCGGTGCCAGTGACTTCGCAAGCCAGCTTCGACTGATTCTCGCCGCAAGCACGCCGCTCATAAACTCGCTCAATCTGGGCGACAAGAAGCAGGCAGTAATTCAGGACTTCTCCGATCTCGCGCAAGGGGCCGCAACGCTTTCCACTGATTTGAAAGCCTGTGATACGTCGAAGCCTTGCAAGGTGGAAGCGATCTCCCGCTTTGAGGTGCGCTTTTTCGACATCGAAAGACGCGGGCATTTCAAGCTGAGTCCCAAACTTCAGAACGTGGAAAACATCTTGCGCGGCATAATCGAGGCCGCGAAGGTCTATTACGGTGTTGCACCCAGATCGTCGCGAACTGTAGGCGGGCCGGCAGCAAATCCGGCGAAAGAGTTGAGTGATCGACTTGCGGAATTGAAAGCCGCGATGAAGGTTCAGTGAGGCTAGATATGAATGGGCCGCGAAGATTCACAATGGACAGTCGAGACGCTCAAAGCCCATTACGATCAGCGGTTCATCGCCCAGGAGCAGGCGGTCAAGGATGCTCTGACGGCGCAGAAGGAAGCGGTGGCGGCGGCGCTGGCAGCGTCAGAAAAGGCGGTTGCGGTAGCTGAGACGAACGCGGAGAAATGGCGCGCAAGCGCAAACGAGTGGCGTGGGGCTATGAACGACCGGGAGCGGACGCTGATGCCTCGCACGGAGGCAGAGCAGGCCAGTAGAAGCAATACTGAGAAGATAACATTTCTCGCGTCTCGTATAGACAAGAATGAGGGCCGCACGAATGGACTTCTAATGATTTTCGCTATCATCGCGTCACTAGGGGGCTTGATTGCGATCTTCATGGCGCTGCGAAGGGGGTAAAGCAATGATCCTCTGGTATCTGATAACACTCTTAATCGTCCTCTGGCTATGCGGATGGGCTATTCATTTTGGCGGCGTTCTTATTCACGTTCTGATCGTGATTGCTTTGATACTTTTAGTCCTTCAGTTGATTACTAGACGGCGAGAAGAGTGAAGATTGATAGGATCGATAAGTTAAGGAGAATTTCATCATGAGGAAAGCCAAGATTTCAAGACGACAAAAGGTGTTCAGTGCGATATGTAAGGCGCTTGCTGGAGACGTAAACGAAGAACGCGCAACGAATCTTCTTCCTGAAGCGATGCGAATTCGAGGAATGCGCTTGTGGCTCTACAAGCTCGCCAGCAGGCTTCGTTATTACGAAGGTGCGCGGCTGGTTAGAAAATATCGCACGCACGTTTTTGAGGCGTAAACGGAGGTGGCGACGAGGCCCGAAAGTCTCGCCGCCGACCGCGTACGTCGCCTAACTTTTCAGGCTCAAGCGACGCAGCGCGCGAACGATAACAAAAGCCCGGATGGGGAACAAGAAAAGCGGAAAGAAAAACAACCCGAGCGCAACCCGGTTGACACTCCGATCTTGTGAAATGAGCGCATGAAATCAAATGCAGCAATCGCCACTCAGATACGCGCCATTCCCACAAACAGCAACGCGGCTAATATGCCAAAATCGCATCAAGACTCGTTTTGGGAGCGGTGGTTTTTACCTCATCAGGAGACCCAAGTGGTAGCGCAACAAGCGGCGAAAGGCGTTTTTATTCCGTGGCCTTTGTTGGCGATCATCGTCACGCTGGCAATCGTGTTGGTTACCGGGCTGGTAACGATTCAGGTTCAAGTTTCCAATCTGAGTACCACGCTATTGCTTCGTGATGCGGATCACGCGAGACAGGTTGAGGACTTGAAACGTGAGATAGCAAAGGAAACCGAGCGGCGAGAATTGACGGATTTGAAGGTCTCGGACATGCGCGAAAAACAAGCAGCGAGAGGGAGAAACTAAGATGGGTGGACTTCCCTGTAAGGAAAAAATCATCCTCAACGGCGGCTGCATTGCCAGCACTCTCGAATACCTTTGTGAGCGCGTTGTTGCGCCGGGAACGGTGGAGCTGTCCGAGGACGCGGGCTACAAGATGGTAGAACTACTAAACACCGCCGAGGACGCTGTATTCAAAGCGCAACGTGTTTGGCTTGAGAGTCAGGGATTCGAGGGGCCGTGGCCGCATTCGCTGAACTTCGAGTACAAAGAGCCGAAGCCGTGATTGCTGAGTTCCGCGAACTGGAAGATAAGTATTAAGCGAATTCGGGAGGTTGTAAATGACAATTCTACTAACACTGGCGGGCAGCGGCGGCGCAGTGCCGATCGGGCTTCTCTACTGGCTCTTGGTAATCCTCTGGCTAATCTTCGGTTTGTGGTCAGGATGGCCGGCAGTAACGCCAGATGGCCGCGCATGGCGTCCGATTGGTGGAAGCCTGCTCATCTTCGTGCTGTTTGTTCTAATTGGCCTGAGGCTCTTTGGCTTTCCTATCGGCGGGTAAACGGGTCCGTGGGGTGTTCCAGTATTGAGATTTACAGGTACGCGATCCGCACCGTTTTGGATCTTTGATGAGGGAAGTCCATGAATACCCACAGCGATCGCAGACGCAAGCCCAGGCGTTAATCTTCTTTAGTGTT